GATACAAAAGCTCTGCGCCAGGTGTTAGGAGCAACACATATATAGACAAAATTACTGTCATAGGCAACATTTCCTACTACACCTGTGCTGGTACTACTAGCAGGTACATATACTGCCGCAACACCCGGTCCAGTAGCTCCAGTTGGACCCAACACCCCTTGTGGACCAGTCGGACCAGCAACATTACTTTGAGGGCCAGTTGGGCCTAGTGGACCAGTTGGGCCTACTGAACTTGCGCCTGTGGGTCCTGTTGCTCCAATACCAGTAGGTCCTGTAGGTCCTTGTGGACCAGGAGGACCGCCACTTGGGCCAGTCGCACCCTGTGCTCCAGTTGCTCCAGTGGGACCTGGTACATTACTCGGTGATCCGGTGGGACCAATTGCCCCTTGTCCAGTTGGTCCAGTTGCTCCAGTGGGACCTGGTACATTACTCGGCGATCCAGTGGGACCAGTTACTCCTTGCCCAGTTGGTCCAGTAGGTCCCGGAACTGTGCTTACTGGCCCTGTTGGACCTGTTGCTCCATTTGTACCTATACCAGGAGCACCCTGTGGACCAGTCGGTCCTTGTGGTCCTTGTCCAACTGAAAATGCGGGTAAACGTTTGGCCAATCTATTATCGACCACCATAAAATATGTTTCACTGGTAGCAGTACTAAGCGTTGGTAATTGATTAATATTTGACATTTCTTTATCCTTCTAATGGAGATCCTGATTGATCTATAATAGCAATTCCTGTATCATCTTCAAGTGCAGGATCACCTCCGTAATAATAATTATCTGGCAATTCAGCAGGACTATCCTGTAAAAATACAGCCTGTAAAGTATCACTATCTATTAACGATAATGTTTTAGTACTGTTAACTTCTGTATTCCAAACTGACGATCTTTCAACCTGACGTTTTACCACAGTTAATTTTATGTCTGGGTAGACACCTTCAGGAATATTTAATGTAATTTGCTGAGTAGATGTATTAACAGTAAACTCAGGAGGTTGATACTTCAATCCTTTGTATACGTATCCTCTAAATGAATTTTCTTCCTTAGAATTTTCAAATACCCATACTTCATTTGTTGATGTAACAACAAATGAAGTATTTAATATTCCAGTAACTGGCAAAGAAGTTATGTTATCTACAAATCCAACTGAGCTTATTGCAGGACTATCATATGAAACTGAGATGTCTTGATGATACGTTCCTTCTTTGTTTAGCAATCTGCCTCCATAATAAACACTAATTTGATCAGTAGCATTTACTATGGTAGATAATGTTATTCCACTATTTACAAATGTTGCTGTATTTGCTAAGCCTGTATAATATTGAACTATATTACTATTTGTTGAAATTGTGTAGACTGTACTTGTTGTTGTTAATGTATTTTGTACAAGAATTGTTTCACTGTAAGGAACTGTTTGATCAGTTCCTTGATCAATAACTTTTGTATTTTCTTGACTATAGAATTTAGGTGCAGTACCTAATGTACTTCTACGAAGTTGTCCTAATATATTACCATTGACTTTAAAAAACTCAATTCTTTCTCCATCAATAATTACAACACCAGGAATATTTTTATCAACAATTGGTTGTGTTAATACTGTTGCATCAGCAACATTTATTTCTGTATCTGTAAAAAATAATGGACTAGTTAGATAGGTAGTGTTTTGTTTACTCAAACGTTTAAATTGTGTTCTATTAAACAAATCATTGAATATTCTATAACCCAATACCGTGGTGGACAAATCAGTACTATTAAATGTTCTAATTACAATTTGATCTTTAGCTCCAATTGTAAATTTATCAGATATTTGGACAGTAACACTGTCATCTAAAATTTCAAAATCAACAAAATTAACCAAAGGTATACCATTTAGACTTACCCATATATAATTTTCATCTAACACTGGACGACTAATTTTAAATCTATGATTTGAATTTCCAAAGAATTTTTCTGTTCTCATTAACATATCGTCTTGATCGGTATATGTTATAACTCTAATCTCGCCACTCCAATTGGTATTCCATCCAAAATAATTAGAATATGTAGGGGGCGCACATAATAAAAGATTGTTTCCAATAATATCATATTCATAATCTTGTCTAGGAAGATTTGTAGTAGGATAAGATGGTGAAGATGATTTATACAAAATTGCTACAACATCACCCGGATTTAGTACTGGTTGTATTATAGTAACAAGGCCAGTGGAATTTACCGAGAAATCAAATCCTCTTAATAATTCCTGCCCGTTAATGTATGCACGTACATTTTCTAATCCAAAATCATTGGTATCTCCATTATATCCTACAGTATCAGTTATTTGGAATGTATTTGTATTTCTATCATACACCTGATAGTAATCGATGTGCGGAGGAACTAATAATTTTCTACCATTACTATCAGCAAAATCAACAATTGCATTGGCTACTTCAGGTTTAATATTGCCTGGAGGTTGAGTTAATGCTATTGGAAATTCTGTATATACAGTAGCAGTAGATAGTGTATTAATTTTAATAATCTGTTCGTTAATTTCATTAAATGTTTTATGATCAGTACCAAAGAACCAAACACTAACTCTGTTTTCACCAGCTGGTAAATTATAAACAATAACAGCCGCTCTACGATTGTTATTATTTGCTGAAGTCAATACGTATCCATAATTTGATGATGTAGTTACAGCGGATATAGATTGACCGTTAACTGTTACATAAGCAGTCTTAACTGTATTAACACCAGATATACTTTGTATTTCAATTGTAGTTTGGTCAGTTACTATGCTTTGAGAGTCTGTTAATCCTGTTTGATTTTCAGTGCTATTGCTACCTATAGTTACTATAGTATAACCTAATTTTCCCGACACAGGTTGTGGAGGAATAATTAATTTGTTTAGATCCCAATTAATGTTATACATTGTCGACGAAGTTATATTTGTTGCAGTATAGCTAAAAATTGTTCCATTATATGTAACCATAACGCTGGCACTATTTGGAGGAACAACACTCATAACTCTAGTCGTAGTCGATCCTGCTACTACATCAATATATGATGATACTATAACTGGAGACGCTTGTGGACTCTTTGTGTATACATTAATGCCTAAACTTTCAACAACTTCTCCAGGCACCATTTCTTCTGGAGCATAGCTCGTGTTAGGTGTTAAGAATCCATCACCATCGATGATAATATCAGATGGATTAATTCCTAATGCAGTTGTATATCCTAAATCGCCACCTCTTATTGAACTGTCTAATACACTAGAATCGGTATTATAACTCCAAAATTCTATTACAGAACCTGTGCTTATAACATTAACTGTGGTAGTATTAATTGTAACTACATTTGTGATTGGATCTACACCTACAACTTTAGGATTAGTTCCACTAAACACATTAGATGTGGTGCTTATTACTGCTACACTTTGTCCAATTGTAACTCCTGATATATCCGATAATTTAATAGTTGATGAAGTACCTGTAGTATTATAGGATCTGTTAGTTGACGTTGTAACTGTATAGAATCCAAAATTGTCATCCCACAATGCTGTATCATAACCATTGATATCCCATTGGGTAGTGTAATCAAACATCAATCCTGTTATTCTAGTTTTAGGATAATCAATTCCGGTCATTAGTTGTCCTAAATCTAGGCCTGGCATACCAGATGTAGCTGTATAATAATTTTCTATTCTGTCAACAGCATTTAACACACTTTGACTCTTATTATAAGTAACTGATAATACCTGTCCTAACTTAGGAACATAATTTAAGAATGAAATTTTACTATAATGTTTTGCATAACCATTATAAGTTTTTACATAATTTTTAATTGTATAATCAGAATTTAATATCAATGATCTGTCAAGAGTAACCACAATCTTAGATTTATCTAACTCGGCTAACCAAGTTAATGAAAACTCCGAATCTGTGCCATTACAATTAAAACTATCAGATGTTACGACATTTCCAGCCTGTGATACTTTGCTAGTTCTGTCAAATTTTAATCCAATTGTAGTAGATCTTACTTTGTTATTTGCAATGTATGGATATGCTGTTGCAGTAGTTATAACTGATCCGCCACCTAATATACTAACCTCGGGTGTGGTTATGTATCCGCTACCTGAATTAATTACTCGAATTTGAGAAATTGCGCCGGAGCTTACATATGCTTCGGCAGTAGCAGTAGTACCTCCTTCAAGATCTGGATCAGAAATAATTATCTGCGGAGCTTCGGTATATCCTGCTCCTGAATTTCCTAATGATATTTCAGACACAAAATCAGAGTAATTATCTGCCCAGGATTTCCAAGGATATTGAGAAATATATGAACTACTTGTATCTACTGTTATAAACTTGTCAGAAGATTTATCATATATTGCAGGTAAATCAAAATCAGTTATAAATGATCCACTAGGATCTGTTAATGTATAATTAGTAGTAAATGTTCTTATCTGCGTATGATAAGGTTTAACTTCATTTACATAATCTTCATAATAACTACTGTTCTGTAATTTGTATACCAATCGTTGATCCAACCCACCAGCATAATTTGTAACATTGATAAATGATGTTTTAAATGCCCAGTCTAATAATTTCTGTTCTGATAGTGCATACTTAACTGCTCTAAAGAATAATAAATTCCAATTAACTTTTAAGTCATTTACAAATAAATCTTGTTTCAATGCTGTTAAAATATACAATAATTCAGCATCAGGAGTTTGATCATACAATGTTTGATCGTAGGTATTTTCATCATAAGCAAGATTTGTATTTCTAATGTCCCATAAATTAGATGACAACTCTATTGTTCCATTTTGAGAATAAACAATATTATAATCAGAATCAAATGTTCCGTTGCCAGTATCTATTTTTTCTAATATAACATAATAACCTAATCCTGCATTTTTAACTTTAACATATTGTCTAGTAGATACAGTTATTTCATTAAGCTCGTATAATTCATCTATTGTATATGCAATATCTACAAAAGGATTATATGAAGAATCAACCCAATCAATATAATTCCAATATAAAGTTGTATTATAAGCCTGAGTATGTGATCTTACCCAAGTTTTAAAATCTGTGTCAAATATAAATTTAGTCCATTTACCGTTATAGGTAGAATCGGCCTGTACAATAACAGTATAAGGTCTTACTGTTAACTCAGGAGGAACTGTAAAACCACTACCAGCATTCTCAATGTTAACAGAAACAACACGCCCATTTGCATCAATTGTTGTACTAATAGATGCAACCGTACTACTGTTGATAGAAACTGTAGGACTAATTTTATATCCATATCCTGGATTATTAATTGTAACACTGGTTATTTTACCATTTTCTACAGTACAAGATAATTGTGCTGTGGCAAATAATTGTGTATCAATTAATAATAATGCTTCGTTATCTTCAACCGATTGATCATATTCGTGAGTTGTTACATCAGGAATTTGTTCTTGTTTATTAAGATTTACAAAACTGTAATTACCTGTAATTCTCTGATCAACCAACACATTGTTTACAAATTCAATAATATTTCTTAGTGCAGAATATCTATTTTTAAACAAAGTCTGTCTTGGTCTAATACCAATACCATATTTTGCTCTTTCAGACAGTGCAGGATCAGGTACAAGATTTCCCAGGCTATCATGACCTATTAAACTATCTATAAGTTTTTTCTCTAGTAATGTGTTAGGTACACTTTCTGCTGACCCTTCTTGTAACAGCAACCATTCAGTATGACGAGGAATTGTATTATCAATAACATCTGATGTGATGTTTAAATGTATTCTATCATCAACCAATAAGTTTCCAACATTAGCAACTCCGACTGCATCTCTAGATAATGCAGAAATATACATTAATCCATATGATTTAGGATTGGTAATTATTTCTGCAACATCAAACGCAGATATTCTTCTATTTTTTACATTAGGAACAGTTGTTTTATTTTTTACCCAGAAGTAATAATAATTTGTAAATGAATCACTTAATGGATTATAAATTTGTTTAACTGCAACAATATCGTTATTTGGATATTTAGGTTGTCCACTAATACCATTGCTTAACCCAACAGCGGTATCTGCTAGGCTAGCCCATTGACTAGGTAGTATTGTTGATTCAACCCATTCATATACATCAATACTCGAACCTGGAAATAATTTACCCCAATTATTTTTACGGTATTCTACTTCACCTTGTTCGTACCATACATATTTGGCTGTTGATAAATCCCACCATAGCTCTCCAACTTGCTCGTTGGACCAATTTGTATTAGGATCGTTAACTGTGGCACTTGTACCCAATGAATAAACAGCAGGGTCAAAAGAAGAACGATATTTTAATTCTTGTTCTGCTAGTCCTGAAATTTTTCCTTTTACAGGATCTATAACTTCAAGATAATCAACAAGTTCTTCATTGAATGCATCAATTAAAGAAACTTTTTGTATTGTATCTGTTACTACTAAATCGTCTTGAGATCTAATTAAACTCCAGCTTTGGGTACCTGTATTGATTTTATAAAATTGATAGAATGCACTTGTAGCAGTATCTGGATTTGTATTATTTTTATAAGCTGGAGCTCCTACATAAATGCTATTTGCATTTACAGAAACACTGAAACCAAAATTAGTTCCAGTATTTGTATCAACAGGAGTTAATTCATCAGCAAGTTTGAATAAATTTGCCTTCTTATTATAAACATAAGTCGTACCAGAATATATAACATCATCAAAGAAAGATGTTGATCCTAGATCAAATGTAGTTTGAGAATCACTGTATTCGCTGTTTGAGTCGTTTACATAGTTTCCTAGCAACACAGAGTATCTATCAAATGTATCAGAAATATGTCTATTTGTACCTATTGCAGAAATTACTAATTCATCTGTGTTAGGACTTATTCCTAGAGATTGGCCAAATTTCATTCCTACTCCTGCTACAGGATTATTGATAATTTGTATCAATGAATATGTGCCAGAAGACATATTATATACAGCAACTTTACCATATGATTGATCGTCGCCTCTTGCTTCCGGTGCAGAAATAAACAGATAGTCACCAGTTGAACTTACAGAAATAGATTCGCCAAACTTTGCATATTTGCCAAAAGGACTATTAATCGTTTGGAGGTAATTAGTAGCTGTGCCTGTGAAGATATTTACTAGGCCTGTTCTATTAGAATAACCGGGAGCACCTACTGCAATTATCTCTGCATTATTAGAACCACTAATTGTATATCCCCATTGACTTCCTGCTGATACTCCAGTTGCTGATAATATTCCATTATAAGCAATATTAATATTACCACCAGTAGTCGTCATCCAGTATGAATACACAGAACCTACACCTATACCAGATGCTTGTGTAGCACCTACTAATAGCAGTTTACCTTGATCTGTGTTTGCCTGATATATACTACTTCCAAAACGTTCATAGTTTGATGGATTAGGGCTCAGTAATACTTTTTCTGTATTTTCTTCAACAAGTATAGGAGAAATACTACTAATTTTTACAAGACCTTCTTGTACATATGTAGAAGTAGTACCTGTAGAACTAGCAAACCTTAACCCGCCAGGAGCATCATTGGATAATATTCTATCAGTTAATGGAGCACCTGCAAATAATAATCCATATCCTGTATTATTAAATTCTTGTTCGTCGTAGGCAACAGACCATCCAAATCCTGTATCCGAACCGTGATGATATGTTTTATTAGAATTAATACCGTATCTAAATTTTTCGTTAACAGAGTACGGAACTTCGCCGTATACAAATACACTTCCAGTATTATTAGAACTTACAAATCCAGGACTACCAACTAAGAAAATATCAGAATTTTTTCTATTACTAATACTCCAACCTAGTCGTTGGTCAACTGGGGACGTAGATCCTGTTACAGCATAATCGTTATAATTTTTAATTTTTTCATACACTGCCCAGTGTCCGGTGCCATTATTGTCAACCCATACTTTAGAATTTTCTTCTAAAGATAATAAGTTTTTATCGTCGGGCAACAAATCAAACCCATCGTATCTAACGCTAGGAAATGTAAACAACAATCCAGGATTAGATGGTATTAATTGAGAGATGGCAACGGTAGATGTACTAGTAATACTAAATTCACTCAATGACGGGATCGAAGATATTTTATATATTCCGTCCATTGTACTGTCAAATTCGCTGACAGAAATAATATCACCTGCTGATAAACCGTGAATACCATCTGTGACAAAATTAAGTTGATCATTTACTATTGGATCAGGAGTCATACTTATAATTCTTGAGGGAGATAAAGTATATCTTAAAACATCCCAATCGTTATTATTTTTATTTGCAACCCAAATAATACTACCTTCGCTGATAGAATTAGTGGTTGTAAAAGTTAACAGTCCATCTTCAGTAAACGAAGTTAAATTAACATCATCAAATCTGGCATATCCTGCTGTGTTTAATTGCATTACATCTATATCTGATGTTGTTACAAACGTATCAGATGATTGATAATTTGAAGGAGTTATAACTAAATCACTAGGTAAACTATAATTAATCAACTCTGCAGGAGGTACAGGCACAGAATCAACAAAATTAATTGTTTGCGGATTGTCTGCAAAAGTTCCTTCTACTAATGGTACTTCTAATTCTTTAAATGTTTCAAATGATCCGTAATATCCAACACGGAATGCCCATTCTTCTCTATAATCTATTTGTCCTTGTAGATTATGTATTGTAGCTTTGGCTAATTTACTAATTGCGTTTTTAGTTCCTTTTTCTCTAATAAACCCTTGATAGAATTTATATTGTGCAATAGGATCTGTAAAAATATTGTTTAGGTATGTACGAGGAGTATATCCTGTTAGATGCTGTGCCATTTGTTGTTGACCGGCATCAAAGTTATCAATATCTAAACTATAAAAATCTTCAATCTGATTAATTTTATAATCAAAGTTTGGTAATAATGCGGCAACTGGTTTTGATCCCAACACTGTCCAACTTGAGAATTCAAAAGAAGTTGTACCAACTAAATTAGTATTTGCTGAGTAATAATTACCATTAAATCTAACAACATCACCTGCGTTGTAATCTGTATAAGTTTTCCAATCAGAAATAATAGCAGAATCATAGACAAACCCTGGACTGAAGTAATCTCCATTCCAGTTTGCTGTTCTAAATCCAACCAATTTCATTCTATGCTGGTGGTATCCAGATTGAATATCATATATAGTATCATTAAACAATGTTGCATTATTGAATATGATAGCGTGTTCTTTTTGTACACTATTCAACTTGGCAAAGAAAATTCCGTCAGTTGAATTGAGTGTTTTAATTGTACAAATTCCATTATCTCTAGAAACAGACAATGCCTTTTGAGGGAACGCAACGGCATTGGCTTTTAATATACTGTAATCATAAAAACTATTAAAAATATTATCAACTACAGAATTTGCCAATTGAAATTTAATTTGATCAGCAAATGGACTTAATGCTACAATACTTCCATTTGCCCAATTTTGGGTAGTCCAGTACAAAAATTCTTTGCCAGTAAAATCCCAATTTAATACTGTTTGTAAATCGGTGTTATACTCATCAAAAATAAATCCTTGATCTTCTAACCAAGCACCGTATCCAAGTATCACATCATAGACTTCTTGAATCGTATTAAACTCTGTCCCGTATGGAATATTAACTGCTACTCCATCAAATTTTGTTGCTGTTTTTACAGTTGCTCCACCTGTTGTTGGTAATCCTGGCAATATTTGGAAGTATGCAGGATTAAAACTTTCAGTACTCCTGTGACTAGTTGTTACACGATAAAAAGAATTTTTATACTTAACAATTTGTCCTTGTTGATAAAATGTTCCTGCTATTGCCGCATTTGCAGTGGTTGTATCAACTGCTGATAAACCTGTTTGACCTGTAGTTGAACTTTCTGCCCAATTTACATAGGATGATGATATACCGCCAACTGTGATAGATGAGGCATTAGAATTTCGAATTACTCCGTATACTGTAAAGTAAGGAGACGATGTATCAAAACCTCTAACAAGTAATTTTCCATTGTTCTTTTGTACAATGACTCCTGATATTGCTGATGATTTAATAGGATTGCTTACATTAAGAATTAAATTATAATCTTCAGCATTTAACAATGCTCCAGGACTTGTGCTTGTAGGATCAATAGCATCTATAATAATTTGTATTTTAGATTTGTTAACAAATCCACCTACTTTATAAAATAAATTAAATGTTAGGTTACTTAAATCACTTTGTAATTCTGTATCATAATTTCCTGTACGCTGGCGACCCACTTCACTAACAAAAACGCTATAACCACTGGTTAATGTATTATTTGGTCCTTGAATATAAACATTTTGTAAATTTAAAAATTCATAATTAGAGCCATATGTCCATTGACCTGCAATATTTTTATTGATTCTAATCGGATCATACATCAATGATGCATATGTAGCAGATTTAGTTAATGCTATTAATTTTTGTACAACAAATGGCCAATAACTACTGCGTCTCCACGCAGTTTCTGCCGCGCCCTGATCACCAAATACCCAAGGCTGTCTTCTGCTATAAGGAGTAATGTCTGATGCCAACAATACTGTAGGATCAACTAACTTTCCGCTATCATCAACTGGCAATAACTGACTTAGTTGTGGACGAGCATAGATTGAATTTACTCCTGCTCTGGATCCTTGTTTAATAATACCTTGTTCAAGATCGCCCCATAGGATATCATTTCCTGATGTATAAGGAGCAGGACCGTATTCATTGGTCCACCACTCTGGCTCTTCAGAAAATCCTAACATTTCCCAAGGACAAGTATCTGGTCTGTCAGTATCATAAAAATGTTTGTATATTGCTCTCCAACTACCTGCTAATGGAATACTTAACGTGTTGTTATAACTCTCAGTGTAGTTCCAGGTAAAAGGATTTGTCTCATTAAATGCTGTGTTGGTTACATAATCAACATTATAAAGACCTGTCCATTTAATAAATTCTTTTACTAAAATTTGTTTGATTTCATCTTGAGTGTAATCGTTATTCCTAAATGCACCAGGAAGAACTGAATTAATATCTAATAATTCTGATCTATATTCTGCTTTTATGTTATTGTAGATTCTAGTTTCAAACTCTAATATAATGAGATCTCTATAATCATTATATGCAACCATAATACTACCATCGTGACCTTGTATCACAGTGGTAGGTGTTACATAAGTATTGTCAACATAAATGCTAGGAGTAAATTTTGGATACAATCCTAGTTTTGAAGGAGTAGGAGGAACAAAAGATCCTTTTGTATCTGTATAATCATTTATTACAATTGTATCACCAATTGCAATATCTACAAGAATTTCAACTGATGCATCTGCAACAATAAATTGATAATCTCTGTTTCTTATTAATTGAATTCCATTTAGATATACCAATACTGATCTTAATGTTAACGCATTAGGATCATAATCTGATGTTATAGGAAATATTTTACTATTGGTGTTAGTAACAGTCCAGGTTTTAGTAATTTTGTCAGTACCATATGCTATCATATCTGATAGATAGTAAGGAGACAATAAATCTTTTTCAAAATTAATTTCAGTTAATGCTGTATCAACTGCTGTTATCGGGTCTGTTTGAATATCAAGATTAGAAATTTTTCTTAGGAATGATAATTTGTATTGATTATATTGGTCAGCAACTTTGGTCACAGCATCCACGACACTATGCTCTTTTTTTCCTATGAAAAGATGAGCAAATGCAATTGGATTTATATTAGATATGAATCGAGTACCGTAACTAGAAGGATCAGCCAAATCTCTTAAATTATTATCCCCAGGAACTACTCCAATAAAATCAGGATCTCGATTAGCCATAGTGCTAACGTGATCTGTAATTTCGCTGAGCGTAAATGCAGGTATGGGACCATTTAACGGATTGTTTGTAAGGCCCAATGGTGTTTCATAATACGATTGTTCAGAGGTTGCAGTTGTTAATAAACTAGTTAATACAGGTATAGGATATTCAACGGCTTCTTTCCATACATTGAAATATTGATCATTTATTTTAAAATATGTAATACCAGTTGATATAGTTTCTACAGTTTGATTTGTAGTAGAAATAGTGATAGTGTCTGTCATAAAATAATTATTAAACAGATATGTTCCAACTCCTACACTATTTCTATATTGTAAAGGAAAGCCTAACACTAAATCAGCAGTACCAGAGCCAATACTATATCCAAATATTTGACTTCCTTTAAAGTTACTAGAGTAATACCTAGTATCACTATAACTATTTCCTAAGTCATCAAATAAATCAAACAATGGTGCTTGATTTAATGAAGTATGTTGCTGAGAATAATTCCAGTTGGTTCCATCATACCACCAACTTGTACCAGCATATTTTGTTCCAAGATTAACTCCAATTACTGATCCAGCAGAAGGAGTTTCAACTTTTTGTAAAGTTAATCTTAGTTGTCCAGCAATATCAACAAATACAACTTCATATATATTGTTTCTTATTAGACTATCTGTGTCAGCAGTAAAAATTACTTTATGACCTTGTTCTAGTAATACACCATCTATATAATATCCTGCAGAACCTTCTACAGTATTAAATGCATTGGTAGTTTTGCTGTCAATAAGATCAACATTACCAATTCCTTTTGATCCAAAATTATAAAGTTGCATCCCTGCCGCAAACTCTATGATTGGTCGTTTGGCTCGCATATTAGTAGGGTAGACTGGTTGCTGTCCTGTTAACAATGCACTTGTGGTAATAATGTCTTTGTGTACCCAACGATTATATCTAGACCAAGGATTTAAATCTGGACTTGCTCTATTAATTGTAATATATTCAGGATTTATAGGTAATTGTTTATACCCATCAAATGGATACTCATCGAATGGAACTGAATCAAATGTTTCACTAAACACAGTTGAAAATGTTTCATTGCTGGTTAAATTTCTAGAATCTACTAAAACTATAGATGTTCCGACACCTTCAACAAAATATTCTTGACCTTGGTATGACTCCGGCGATACATTTGTACCGAACTGAATTTTCATTCCATTTGATAATGTTACACCATTTGGAGATGTGTATGTTGCTTTTCCAATAAGGTCAACATCAATGTATAATGTTGACGAATCAGTAGTTTCAATTGTAATTGTATCTGGTCCGTTGACTAGCCAATAATATTCTTGATAATTTACAAACTTATCCCAATCAATTCTAGGATCATAAGAATAAAATTCTGATCTAAATATTCTATCAAAATTTTCTGCAGATCCACCATTCAAATTAATTTCATTTATTAAGTCATCTAATGCAACAACATCATTGACATTTCCATTAATATCTTTAACTACTAATGCTGGATTTAATTGATAATCTCTACGTAATGGCAACGTTTCGGTTATATAAACATCTGTTGCTGTATAAGTAGGAGTATTTGTAGATCCTATATAACCTTCAATGCGCTCTAACTGAGGTTTTTGAATAAGCTGGTCAATAGTACTAGCTAAGAATTTAGAATTTTTAGTTGTTTGTAAAAATTCTGGAAGTAATTCAACTGATTTAATTATTTTTTCTGCCATTTTTAACTTCCACTAGTTGTAACTATGGCTGTTGTTTTTAATTGTGATGCTGTAATAGCATCAATAATTGTTATATCATTAACGGTTGCTCCGTTGATAAACAGTTCGTTGCTTTGACAAGCAACCTCGTATAAACTACCAAAATTATTTGATGAATTAGGAACTATAACAAAATTTGTTATATCAGGGGTCATAACATTCATAACATAAGTTGCTAGTTCACTAAAATAAAATGATTGACCAAACTCCCAATTTTGAAGCCCAAAGAAATCTTCAATGGCTATCAATATTCGGCTCTTAAGATCATTGTCACTAGTTGTTCTTGAAGAATTTCTAACCGCTTTAAAAGTTGCCTGTAAATTTATATCTGCATAACTGCCAAATAATACTTTATATTGAACAGGTTGAAAAACAATTTCATCGCTGATAGTTTTTATTGGCTCAAGAGCAGAAGAATAATTTTGTTCAAGTGTTGCACTTGTAGGTGCTAGTGGTTGTGTTCCGCCATTGATTAACCAGTTTCTAAATGCAGTATCATAATCCGCAGTTAACATATAAACATCAATAATATTGCTCTTGCTTGGATCAATTCTACGATCTTCCCCGCTATTATGAACATATTGGAATTTTAATTCGCTTCTTCCTGGATATGCAAAATATTCAGATCGATAAGTCCAAGGTGTTCCAGTTAGTGCTCCGGATGCTGAATAACTTTTTACAACATTAATTGATGGATCATAAAAATAATATAACTGCCCGTCAGCAGGAGGATAGTTTTGCGCATCTGCCTGAGCTTCTGTTTCAGTTGGATATGCTAAAAATTCTCCGCTATCAACCAATGAATATCTTTCTCCACTACTCGATGTTTGAAAATAAACAAATTTATCTCTGTATGAAGTTTGTGTGCTCGTAGTCAGCGGTTGAACAATAACATTAAATGAATCTGGATCAAGAATTTGTCCTGAACTATTATAATCGTAAAAACTTGTTTGGACTTTTTTAGGCTCAACATATCCATCAGGTTCTACAATAGAACTATCAATTTGCCATTGGTAGTCTTTTCCTAATCCTATACTAGTAGAGGTGTTTAAAGAATTAATAGATAGAACATTGATTTTATCTTTAATTACTGTGTTATTGACATAATCATAATTGACAGAGTTAGGATCAATAAAGAATGATGTTTGTTGTTCACTTTCAAAAATATAATTTGTAAGTCTATATCTTACTTTGTAACTATTTCCTGTCCAGGTAAAAGCAATTAACCAACTAGAATCTTTGTTTGAATTATCGTTGTTACCTTGTAATGCAAGACTAAAAGGATTTATCAAATCAATATTTGTATCTTGAATAATGGTCCAAGTTCTAGTATTTTGATCAAATGCAAGACCAAAATTTCTTTGTGTTAGACAAAGACTTACTAATTCATTTTCAAATGTATATGTAAAAGAATTAATAAAAGTAGGAATAACTTCACTAGGAATTGCACCGGACGCAATTACATCTGTTAAAACAATAGGTCCTGCCCCTGTAGCAAGTGCACCACTGCCTGAATTAGAACCATCACCGACTACCTGATAAACTTTGGTCCAAATATAATCTATTGTATTGCTACCTGGATTATTAACTATTGTACCGTTTGGTTTAAAGTATTTTCCGGCGGGCGATACAAACTTAACCAGCGCACCAGCACTAATATATTTTAAATTACTAGAAGTATATGTACCTACGCTCACTGGGCTAATAGAATCTGTAAAATGTCCGCTACTTTGATTAGAATTTTTATTGTCTTGTACCCAGGTTAAATTTAAGTTCTCCAAAGACGGTCTTATATATTCATCAAGATAAAAAGAACGAAGTGCTGGAGATGCAACTACTGGTTCTAAATATGTTTTAATTGCTGAAAATATTTCGTTTTTATTTGTAAATGTAAATTCAAAATTTTGTTCGTTGGTATTTTTATAAAGTATACCATCTGTTGCAAAAATATTTGTGCTACTATATTTGCCTGTCACATCACTTAATTCAAAATATCTACTCAATCCGCTATTGGATCTAGCAATGCTTTTAACTTTAAGAATGTTACTTCCTAAAGTCAACGGAGCAATATTGTAATCTTCAGCAGTTACCATACGGTTTTGTGTATAATACGCCTGAGGAGCTTTACTTTGTATACTAGCATTTGATTCTGTTCCAGCACTATTGCTTACTGTATATTGTAAACCAAATGTCATTGTCAACGAATGAGCTTGTCCTGATTTATTAACATAAGGAACTGTAATCACAATCCCCGACATTTGCTCAGGCTTAACAGTATAGGTTAATCCATTACTTTGTCTATAAAATAAAACAAATTGTCCTTGTGGCAAATTACCAAAACTACCATCTGCAAAATTTAAATCAATTTGATCTTGATCTCTAGAAGTCACACTATAAATGTTTCGTTCAGAAACATTCAAACTATTATAGATAATATTGTTTCCAGTTACAGCAGGAACTTTTGTCCACAAGGTTGAGTAGTTACCGCTAGGGTCTAGTTGCCAAAGCCAAACATCGTTGTCATTTATATTTGTAACATTAACACCAACAATCTCATTGGCAACAGGATTTGTAATAGAAAAATTAGATACTCCAGTTTGTCCTTGTTTAAACTGTACAAAAAATCCAGTGTTAACACTACTAGATCCTTGATTATCGTTTTGATAAATGAAACTAAAAGTATTTTTAGGCTTAGGTGGTTCTTCATATATAGAAGTTTCACCAGACATCGATGATGGAATTATTTCAAAATTCATCGATGTGCCATTAATATTTTTTTGAAATCCAAATGTAGGAATATCTGTGTTACTACTATTAATACGATATTGCTCGGTTAATATTCCATTTATTGTTTGACGATTATACGGCTTTCCAAAACTAAATCCACCTTCCATAGATGAATTTAATACACTAACTATTTGTTCATACCAATTTGCATTAGTAGGATCATCCCACGATACTGTTGTATTAGCTAAATTAACACCTGTAGAATCATAGACATTATCAGTTGTTGAAACTGCTGTTAATTTTAGCAAACCTTGAGCAGGTACATTACGTGTAGGAATATAACTAATCAACTGTGCTAATCTTAAAATACTATCACGACGTTGCGCTGTTTCTAAGAAATTCTCACGTGCATTTAAATCTACACGAAAACTTAAATTTTGTCCAAGAAATGCAATAAGATCAACTAATGCAATATATTCGCTACTATCAATGTAATCATTAAAATCTTCAGGAAAATTTTCTTGAAGATATTGAATCATTATTCTTCTTAATGTTTCAAAATCATAACTTTGAAACTCGGCGTTAGGAAAAGATTGGTATATTTTTTGCCAATCTTCTGCGACAAGTAGTTGTGAATTGGTTGCTGGAATAGTCATATATTTTATTAGTTTATACCATATTTATTGTTAAAATAAACCAGGTACTTTATTGTGTAATTAGTCCTATACTCTGATCAAATGTTAGTTTCATACTTGTTGATTGATTAGTAGCATTAAGCAATAAAGTCAATTCAAGTACATATCCGTTTGGATATTCTGTTAGGTCCATTTGTATAGGAGTTACTCTAGGATCGCTGGTACAAATTTTTGTAATATCAGCTCTTAACGCATCTTGTGTTTGATCAGTTAACGGTTCCATTAACAAATCCCACACACTGCTTCCAAAAGTAGGATTCATAACCCTACTACCTTTTTTTGTATTAAATTGATTTATAATATCTTGTTTGATTAGATCTAAATCGTATAATCTAGATCCGGTATTAGTATCGTCTACTGAACTAAACCCTTTGTAAAAATGAGTTTGTTGAGTAGGTTGCTGATATACCACTGCGGCATTTGTAATTTCTAAATTTTTATAAGGCATAGTGATATTTATCGGAGCATCAAGCTACGAGTGTTCCTCCTGCTTGTTTATAAACTTGTTGAGTAAATGCAACACTCCTAGTGCCTTGCCCTGGATAATTTGCTCCAGGTAAACTTGCCCAGGTTCGTTTATTTTTCTCAACAGCAATTGTAAATCTACCTGCTTTGATATCGTCTAATGAATTATTCTGAGCCAACAATAAGATGCAAGCAGAATCTTGATTGGCAGGATTAAAATTAGATAATCCAAGAATTTTCTTACAAGATTTCCAAGTTGATATTAAGAATTGATATGCTCCTGCCGCACTTGATCTTAGACCATTAGCAACTTGTACAGTTCCAGGATGATCATTAAACTGATAGCAAGGAAGATCAGGGTTATCAATAGCAAAATGTGTGCTTGGAAATTGTGCCTGATATCCTAAAGGTTCTGCGGTTCCTTCACAGGCCCTAATCATCCATAGGAATGCCGCAATGTTATCTTGTTCCGTGTTACCAGTAGGTGTTGGAGGAGTACCTGTTACTGCTGGATTTCTATTATATACTCCTGATATACTAGCCTTTAGTCCTCCTGAAATTTGAGACAACGGACCACCAGATAATTGTAAATCTAAATTACTGGAACTATACTGAGTTGGATTAATGTTTTCGTGTTGATCGTATGGTTCGTGTGTAGGTACCCTTGGAAGTATAGTAACAAGATCTGTGGCTTTAAATTTTGTACCATTTCCCCAGGTACCAAATTGTCTATTAGGTAGTGTATGCCTTGCTAACACAGATGTTTGATCAGGTGCTGAAGGTGTCGTAGCAGTTGCCGCAGTTGGTCCATTCATATGTATTTCTGCGGCTGTTTCAAAATAACTACCCCCGGCATTGACATTAAAGTTTCCTAGAGATTGTTGATACATTATACCATCTGAAATTAAATGTACTTCATTTGCACTTCCAATTTTTACAGACGTAGATCCATTAATATTAATATCACTTTCTGATCCAATATCAACATCATTGTTTGCGTATACATTTATTTGTCCACTAGATTGTATATATGCATCATCGTCAGAAATTATGTGTAGCTCGGAAGCACTTTCCAATTGCACTCCTTGACGTGCTACCATATTAAGATTACGTCCTGCTTCGATATTAAAATCTCGATCAGCTCTCATATTGATATCACTTTCGCTATGAATAGAAATTGCATCAGCGGAATAGATATCTATTTTACCTTGGCTTGTTAGTTCAATCCAAGCAGTTCCTGCGGCATTTGCAATATAAATCAAATCTTGACTATTGTGCATTAATAGTTGATGCCCCGTTCTAGTCCTTAATCTAACCAATTCGTTTTGGCCGTTTACATCTCCATCATCCATAACAAATGTAGTTCCACCTAGACGAGAAACTAATCCTTGTCTATTACCTTCGTAGCCAATTTTTCCTTTTTTGCCGTTTGGATCTAATGGACCCGGTGTTGAAATACCAAATACACCACTAGGTACTTCTCTTCGAGCACTACTAGATGTAACACCCCTAACTGTATCCAATAACAACCCCTGTGCCAATAATCTATCAGCAAAAGGATGAACAGGTTTAGGAATTTTATCAATAGATGGACTATTGAGTTTTTGTGTACCTTTTAAAAATTCTGCAACAGGAACATTGGTTGTTCCATATTTGTCTAACTGTTCTTGTGTCATTGCAGACATCTTACTGGCTGCAATACCAGGTACCATTTGATTTTGAAATGCATCAGGAACACATCCTATCCAGTATCCTTGATTAGGATCTCCGTCTAAGAAAATAACCAATACTCGTGTACCTACATCTGGTGGCACCATCCACATACCATAAGATTTTTGCACATCTTGAAAATTACTACTGTCATTTCCTTCAAATCTTATAGATGTAACTCCATAGAATGGACTAAGATATTGTACTGTGTAAGTTGCTGGTTGAAAACTAACTGATCCAGGGATACCTTTTGTTAGCGCAACTTCGAGGGCACCCATATATGTAGGATCTAAATGATTGGTTATTTCAGCTAGATATGGCCCAGATGATGGTAATTTGGCCTTGCCTCTATATTCTGTTTTTAACACTTATTACCTCATTATAAAATTATTGTACTGTTGGCGGATTAGGAGCAACTGTTTTAGGAGATACCGGAGGTAAGTCTTTTACCTTGTTAATATCAGACGGCATTATTACTCCTTGATCTTCCTCTGCTGTTATATCTACATTAGAAGGAACTAATCTAGAATAAGTAGCCAACGATGCAATATCTTTGGGAGACAGCGTTAATAACTGTTGTGGAGTTAATCCTAATTTTCCAGATACCAAAGATATCGCACTACCTATACCATTTTGTGCATTTGTTATCGATTGTGTAGCCTGTGCTAATGCTTGCCCCGGAACAGCTAATACGCTACCCACTGCATTTGCTACTCCTGCAACTGCACCTGTAACTGCACTTACTACGTTTGCTTCCACAGAAGCAATACTAGCAACAGCATTGTTGATTCCTTGTATAGCATTCATTAAAGATGTTTGTCGTCTGTTTAACGGAACTGCTTTACTAGCATCGGGTGTTGTAACTGTCAAAGGATTTATTCTCTTAGTGAATACGCTTTCTGTAGAGTCTTCTGGACCTTTGATGTCATTGTTAGTTCCAACAAGTCTTGCAACTTCAAGATGCTGTTTAAATACACCATCTTTAAACACCGACCTTACACGGTTAACCATATAAATTCCTGAAAAAGAAAGTTTCTTAGATTCAAAATTTAATCTTCCTCCTTCATCTAAAGGATTAATATCTATAGGATTTTTAAAATTTAAATTTATTAACACTTGTCCATAATTTGTGTCTGCTTCTCCATCCACAGTTTCACCTTTGCGAGACATTTTTGGATCATAATTACCAATTCCACCTGTAACAAGATAAAAAGGATCTCCTATAATTTCAAGATCTCCCTTTAGCATATTATATTGAGCATTTGTAATTAGAGACCTAAATGCATTTTTAGCCAAAATTGACCAAGGATCGATAGCAGGTGGCCCAGCATTTCCATCTGTAGCATTTAAATTACTAGCAGTATCTGTAAATTTTATCAAAGGAATACCTAATTCTGCATTTAAAGAATTTTGTATACTTCTCATATCCAACTTAGGATCATTTTCTTCAGTTCTTCCAGCACTGTCTCTTGCAGAAACTCCTTCATTATTACCCAATGATTTTGGTAACGCTTCGTAGAACATTGTATCAAAATTAAGTTTAAAATTTAATACATCTGTATTTTTTCCAGAATAGATATAATTGTAAGTTCGTAGTGCTAGAGGTTGAGTTTTAGCAGGATCAACTGTCATACCCATATATCCAGGAATTTGTGTTAGATGAACTTTGTACGGAGTAACAACATAGGTTATTGTTTGAGACGGACGTCCTAATGTAGCATCCATCTCTCCTATTTTAATCTTTGTATTAATTTTCCAAAAACTGACCATATTTTCTTGATCTATATGGTCGCCTAAATTTGATACTATTTCTCTAAAGTACTCACTATCTCTGATCACAGAAGAAATAATTGCGTGAATATTAGCACCGTTGGCAAATGTAATAGCGGAATTATTTGGTTCATACTTATAATTAACCGGGTCTGCTGTCATTTGTTCAACAGTCGGCTGTTGATTATAAAGTGTAGATCTTGGGTCAGTGTATGCATTATTACGAGGATCTAATTTATAACCAGTTGGTTTATCAGTGGTTCCGGGGTCTGGAAAAGAATATACCTGACGTTTTCTAAATAATTTTGTAATTTCGTATCCAGCTATTGGATTATCTTTACTATAATCAATTTCTCCTGTTTCTTCATCTACCGTGGGAAATTTTATTTCAAATGTATCACTATTAATAGTTGGATTATTATCTTTTTTGTATATGGTGTCTTCATTTTCTTGTTGTTTAGAACGCACAGTCATTAAATTTTCTAAAACTTCCTTAACAGTTCTTCCAACCATTTTAACAGGTGCTTTTAATTGATTATATTCTCCTAATGCAAATTGATTAACCGGCACTCCTTGACATCTATATCTTGTACCAGATTCGGATACATCAACTTCTACTTTTTTAAATACGAAAGGAATATATCTACTACTTTTTTCTACAAATTCTGGTTTAGGAATATTATCTTTGTCATTATATCCTATAAATTCAATTTTTAGTAAAAATGAAGCACCCATATATGTTAGATATCCTGCGGCCACTGCGGCAGTATGTAATGCTTCTATAAACCCACTAATACTGTATGGCTCAAATACATCAAATGATATTCCTGTTACAAATGTAGTATTACTTGCTTCCGAAAATGCCATTGTTGTAATTAGCTCTACATTATCGATATACATATCAAATCTACCTGGACTATTTTGATTAAAATTATCCAGTGCTGCCTGTATACCTTGTGCGGCTCGAGCCTGTGTTCCATTACTGTTAGAAACAGTTGTAGAACTATACGGAGTAGAAGTACTACTTTGTGTAGTTTTCATAGCATAATCAGATCCTTTACCGCCAGATTTTAAAATAACTAAATCCAACTCTCCATTTCTATATGACAATGGATCATTTGCTTTTCCTTTATCTAAACCAGCCAAGGTAAATTTGTAAGTGTATGATCTATATTGATTTAATACATTTTCAGAAGTAACATTATTAACATCTAACGTAGAATTAATAGTCGTGCCTGTGGTAGCATTACTTTGCTTGTTAGGTGTTTTGTTTTCTATGTTAGATGATGTTGCCATCTTATATTCCCAAAGATGATTTTAAAGTACTTAATTTAGGAAGGCGGATGCTTAAACCTGCTGTAAAATCATAGACAGGATCTTTAATTATACTAACATTTCGTACAGCGAATACCCACCATAGATTAGAATCTTGATACAGATCATAGGCTAATAAATCAGGACGATATTCGTAGTCTTTGGTGATTACAAAAGTTAGATCATCAGTCTGTGCAGGAATATTTGAAAATGACATTACATCAAGATATCCGCTGGTAATTGGTGTAGAAAAATAAGGACTGGTTCTTAGGTATGTAGCAGACATTATAGGTATCCTTTGGGATTATCTTTACTGTTAAAATCACCATTAAGCCATCCTGTAACTGAAAAATCTTGCAATTCTTTTCTACTATAAACAGGAGCACAGGTAATACTCACAGTCGAAGATACCGGCACAGATGCCTGCCCGTAGAATGGATCGTCAACATTTTTTCCTAGTGTGAAATAATCTACACTATCAGGCAAATCTATTCTGTAACTTGTGATAACAATTGGAACATTACCTAACATAAATGCACCATATCCATATAATCTGCAAACAGGAGGAGGTGCACCAGCATCACTGTCGTTGCCAAATCTCATTTTTGTCAATGCTTTAAGCAGATGTACTGTAGACAAATATGTTTGTGCATCTTGTGCATTTTGTACTGTAAACTTTCCAGAAATATTCAACACACCAACCTGACTATGTTGATAGAAAAACTGTGTATAGTTTCCGTGTGTGGGATTCAACGACGAATAATCAGCTCTGACATCATAGGTTATTTGAGGAGTATAAGGAAATATAATTCCATCTAACTGATCAATATCTCCTCGAGCACCGCCCCTGGTTCTCCAAGTAATATAATCCGAAGGTACTATAATTCTTACTCGAAGATCTTGTTTCCTAACACTACCTTGCGCACTTCGTATGTTAAATGCTGCCGGTTTATTAGCTTGCGGTTGGGCACCCGGAATGTTTACTGCCATTCTGGATGCAGTAACATCTGAATTATTACCTGCAACCTGCAATGAATTTTGAACGGCTGGATTATTAAGTAAATCTTGTGCTGACATATTTGTTCCTTATATTGCTATTTAACCAATAAATAAACTGCTAATTTAATACTGTGGTTGACACACAACAGATTTGTGTTATACTCAAATATAAGGAAAATAATAAAAAGATGACTCCAATATTCACCACAAGGAAAGTAAAATACTTAAACAATAGAGATTTATTAGCAGAGATACATAAAAGTAAATGCTCATATTCAAGTTTTACCAAACCCGAATATCAGCAATACGATATTATTCTACCCAATCTTGACAAAGTAAACATTAGAACAATTGCCGAAGCTAAACGCAATCGTGCAAAGAGACTAGGAATTTACGCATTTTCTGCGGCTCGGCTGTCAGGAGATAAAAAAATTAAATTATCCGAATGTACTCCTGATTATAAAACCATAGATAAAAAAGATATTATAATCCGAATAATGACATTTGATCATATTCCATTATCACCAGGTCGTAAAAAAACATTAAAAATTACGGCAGATAGTCATGACAAAGTAAATTTTCCACCGTATCAACATTGGAAATTCGACGATCAGGACGAGTTAGTCTGCGTTGGAAAAAGCCATTGGAAAGGACCTGTAGATACTGGGCATTTTAGTAAAGATCACGGACGTATCACAGAAAATCTTGGTAAAATGTTTATCAAATTATCAGAGCGTTATGCACAGCGTAGCAACTGGCGCGGATACACTTATGTTGACGAAATGAAAGGTCAAGCTATCCTACAGTTAAGTCAAATTGGACTACAGTTTGATGAGTCTAAATCCGAAAATCCGTTTGCTTATTATACAGCCGCTGTTACCAACAGTTTTACAAGAATTTTAAATCTTGAAAAGAAAAGCCAAAATATTCGAGACGACTTGTTAGAAGAGGCAGGATTAACTCCTAGTTCTACCAGACAACATTCACACGAGTACGCAGAAGAAACTGCAAGGCAAGCAGAACTTTATAAAAATATGCGTATGCCAAAAAGTGAAGATGTACCAGAGGACGAAGAAGGTATAGAAGAGGACGAAACAGAGACTTGACTTTATTCACTGTGCCTGTTAAACTTTTTAAATAAAAGCGATTTTCAACGGCAGACAGGTCAATGGGCTAATACCGTATTAGAAAAATCAAAAAACGGAGAATTTTATAATGGTTATAAAGCTAGGGAAGTTTAATGGGATTATTTAAGAAAGTTGCTGTCTTTACAGATCTTCATGTAGGACTTAAATCTAATAGTTCTGTACATCTTCGAGATTGTGAAGAATTTGTAGATTGGTTTATCGAAGAAGCTGAAAAAAATAATTGCGAAACCTGTATCTTTATGGGAGACTGGTCACATAATAGAAATAGTTTGAATCTTTTTACTTTAGATTCTAGTTTAAGATGCTTAGAAAAATTAGGTTCTTCTTTTGAACAGTTCTTTTGGTTTCCTGGCAACCACGATTTGTTTTACAAAGACAAGCGCGACATTCATTCATCGGCGTTTGGTCGTCACATTCCAGGAGTTACTGTTGTAGATGGTATTACAACTCTTGATGATGTTACCCTTGTTCCGTGGTTAGTTGGGGATGAGTGGAAGACTATGAAGGATATAAAAAGCAAATATGTATTCGGACATTTTGAATTGCCTCACTTCTTTATGAATGCTATGGTACAAATGCCCGATCACGGTGAGCTTACATCTGATGTTTTTAAAGGCCCAGATTATGTATTCAGCGGACACTTTCATAAAAGACAGCAACAAGAACATATTATCTATATAGGAAACGCTTTTCCACATAATTTTGCTGATGCGTGGGACGATGATCGTGGAATGATGATATTAGAGTGGGGTGGTAAGCCAGAGTTTATTAATTGGCCAGATTGCCCTAAGTATAGAACTATTAAGTTGAGCGAACTAATCGATCGTCAGGCAGAATTAATGAAAAGTAAAATGTACTTTAGAGTTAATTTAGACATCGACATTAGTTTCGAAGAAGCAAATTTTATCAAAGAAGAGTTTACTAAAAATTACGATATTAGAGAAATAGGACTACAACAAGACAAAGTTAATCTAGAAGGTTCTACCAGCGATACTCTAGATACTTTGTTTGAAAGTGTTGACCAGATTGTCACAGAACAATTGGTTAATATAGATTCAACACAATTTGAAAAATCAACTCTACTAGAAATATATAATAATCTATAATGTTTAAAATTAAAAATATCACTGTTAAAAATTTTATGAGCGTAGGTAATCAAACCCAGGCTGTAGATTTTGCCAAAGAACATCTTACTCTTGTACTAGGTGAGAATGTAGATTTAGGTGGTGACGATACCGGGTCTCGTAATGGCACAGGAAAAACAACTATTATCAATGCGTTGAGTTATGCAGTATATGGGCAAGCACTTACTAATATACGTAAAGAAAATTTAATCAATAAGACCAACGGAAAAGGTATGTTGGTTACAGTCGAATTTGAAAAAAATGGCTATAATTATCGTATTGAAAGAGGTCGTAAGCCGAATATTCTTAAGTTATATGTAAATGATCAAGAGTTAAAATCTGACGAAATTGAAGATGATGCTCAGGGCGATAGTAGAGAAACACAAAAAGCAATTGATCAAATGCTAGAATTAAGCCATACAATGTTTAAACATTTAGTAGCTCTTAATACATATACAGAACCTTTCTTGTCAATGAAGGCCGCAGATCAACGAGAAATCATTGAACAATTATTAGGTATAACTCAATTAAGCGAAAAAGCTGAAAATTTAAAGTTGGCTATTAAAGAATCGAAAGATCAAATACAGGCAGAAACATTAAGAATTGAAGCAATTAAAAAAGCCAATGAAAATGTGCAAAAAAGTATCGATAGCCTAGGAATTAAAAGTTCTGTTTGGGATTCTAAGAAAGATCAAGACATTGAATCTTTGGGTAAAGCAATAATGAAACTTGAAAGTGTTGATATCGAAGCTGAATTGCTGGCTCACCAAGCACTAAAAGTTTGGGAAGATAATGATAATGAACTAAGAAACCTTAATAAACAAAAGGCAACATTAGAAAGTGCATTATCTCAGGCCAATAAATCAGTGACCAAGTATACCAATGAGCTAGGAAAACTTGTTGATAAAACTTGTCCAGCTTGCGAGCAAGCACTTCACGATCACAAACACGAAGAAATGTCGTCAATTGCTCAACAACATTTAGACGAAGCACAAATTTATGCTACTAAAGTAGGCAATGACCTACAAAAAATCAGCGACGAACTTGAAAAAATAGGTGATCAGCCACATAAACCGCAGACATTTTATGATACCGAAGCTGAAGCATTGGGTCATAAAAATAATGTTGCTAGTTTAGAAAAAGAACTTATTACAAAAATTGACGAAGCCAATCCATATCAAGAGCAAATAGAAGAATTAAAGAATACTGCTATTCAAGAAATTACTTGGGATCATATTAATACAACAACTAGATTGAAAGACCATCAAGAATTTTTATATAAACTACTAACAAACAAAGATAGTTTTATAAGGAAAAAGATTATTGATCAAAATTTAACCTATTTGAATAAACGATTAAGTCATTATATTGATGCATTAGGATTACCACATAAGGTGTTATTCCAAAATGATCTTAGTGTAGAAATTACCCAGTTAGGGCAAGACTTAGATTTTGATAATTTATCACGCGGCGAGCGCAATCGATTAATCTTAAGTCTAAGTTTTGCTTTCCGAGATGTTTGGGAAGGATTGTATCAAAATATAAACTTACTATTCATCGATGAATTAGTAGACTCTGGTATGGATAGTGCGGGTGTTGAAAGTGCATTAGCTGTTTTAAAGAAAATGGCCAGAGAACGAAATAAAAATATATATCTTATTAGTCATAAAGACGAGCTAGTAAGTCGAGTTAATAATGTACTTAGAGTTGTAAAAGAAAACGGATTTACCAATTATAGCAACGATATTGATTATGTCGAATAAGTACTTAGATCGTTATAAAGAACTATATTCAGAATATATAGAACGTGCAGTTAATTTGCATAACTACCATAAAAGTTTTATATCTGTGGCCAGTTATGATATAGGTCTACAGGTACGTAAGCAATTAAGAGCAATGGTGTCTCTTGAAAAAGAAATGTTAAAAATTTCTCGACTTGCATATCAAGAACGATTGAGACTAGTTCGAGAACAAAGACGAGAAGAAAAGGCTTATAAAAAAGCCAACCCTCAAAAAAGAGGGCCTAAACCGAAAGGTACAAAAAATATTTAAGGCATTTAGTAATCAATGGAATGGACTTACCAAGGACAAATAGTTGAAGAATTACCAGAAGATTGTGTAGGATTTGTTTACATTATTACTAACTTAACCAATGACAGAAAATACATAGGCAAAAAATTAGCAAAATTCTCTAAAACCACTTATAAAACTATAAAATTAAAAAACGGTACAAAGAAAAAGAAGAAAATTCGTAGCAAAATAGATAGTGACTGGAAAGACTACTTCGGTAGTAGTCCCGAACTAACTAAAGATGTTACACTAATAGGCAAAGACAATTTTAGTAGAGAGATATTATATTACTGTAAAAGTAAAGCAGAATGTAGTTACATTGAGGCCCGTGAACAATTCGACCGCAAAGTATTAGAATCTACAGACTACTATAATGGACAAATATCAGTCCGTGTACATGGCTCGCACATAATCAAGAAAACATTAGGCTCATAAGCGGTATCAGCAAGCATCAGCTAATTTCGGATGCCCTAGACCTGGATCTTGGATCACAGGGACGGAAACCTCTCGCCGCTAAGAGTACTCAACTAGTATCCTTGACAGGACCAAGATCACAAATTCGCCGTGGTTTAGTTGTTTGAATAATAGAAAAAGGCAAAAAAGGAAGGGAGAAAAACCCTGGGTTTACCTATATGTTAGTGTATATAGTTAAACTGCCGTTGAATGAAGACGGAGCTCGTGGTACCGGTCAACCGCCACTGTAACTGCTCTAACACTAAGTGACTGTTCGAACTCGGATAATGTCATTTTTGCCCTTGAGCGGGCGAAGTGTGACCAAGGAATCTGGATAATACTTAAACTACTTCGTAGTAATCAACATTAAATAAGTTGCTTTGAGCGATAGCGATAAAGCAAGTGAACGTAGTTCACTTTAAGTATATAAATAAAAATATATCACTTTGGGACTTCCTGTATGAAAATCAATGAATTAATTATTATCGAACAAAATCAAGTAAATGAGCTAAATCTAGCAGGCGTAGGTAATGCCTTGAAAGCTGGAGCAAGTGCTTTAGGACGAGGCGCTCAAAGTGTTAGCAATGTTGTACAAAAAGGGGCGGCTAATGCGGCTCAGAATATTCCCGCTATTACTAACTATGCAGGACAATTAGCAAAGAAAGTTCAACCAGGATTAAGTAATGTTGCCACAGCTACTGGTGATTTAGCCAAAAATGTAGGTACTGGACTTAAAGGTGTAGGACAGGGTATAGGCAGTGTTGGTCAAGGTATAGGTGCAGGGTTACGTGGAGTAGGTGATGTTGCTTCCTCAGCAGTAGGTGCAGTTACAAGTCCATTGGGTGCATTAGCAGGCGGACTTAAACGTGGGTACGATACAGCTAGAGCAGGTCAATCATTCTCAACAGCAGGAGGCGGTGCAGGTGCTCCTGCTGTTTCTCACGCAGGATCTTCAAACGATCAAGAAGTTGATCAATTAAAAGCAGCAATCCAGGCAATGGATCAACGTTTAAGAAACAAAGGTATTTAAAAGAACGGTAAGCCCGATTCTTTGGTTGTTTCTAAATTTTCTTTTATTAAATCGGAGACTATATTCCTGTCTCCTATATCCATTCCAAATGCTTGTTCTATACTAACAGAACCGCGCATAAACCAAGCTAACTTATAGATATCTTTTCTTAAGGCTTTTGACTCATTGTCAATTTTTTTAATTTCTTCTTCAATTTCTGACAAAGATAATGTCAAAAGCCTCATCCGAAAAAATCAGAATCGTTGAAATTAATAGGAATGCTGTAGGTAGCAGGTGCGCCTTGCTCTTGTTGTTCTGGAGAAGTTGAAAATTCTAAAGGTTTAAGATCATTGTGATTTTTCATTTCGTTGAGATGTTTTTGTACCTGTTCAAAAATATCCTTGTCAGCATTGGCAACAAATTCTTTGATATATTTTTTATCGGTGACTTCGGAATCAGCAGTTATAACTTTATACACACTTTCAGATAATAAATCAATAGTTACTTTGGTTAAATTATTAAAGCTGGTATTAAACATTTCTAATTTTTTATCATCAGGTATATTATTGTCGTTGACCATATTAAGTATTCTAGTTGTTTCAAAACTCTTTATACTAGTTTGAGTCATATGCTTATATGTTAACGGACGTACACAAATAATAAATTCAGGATTAATAACAACTTGGTCAATCCAATAGTTATTTCGTTGTTGTTCTAATAACATTCCTAGATCTAAGTCATATTCTACTTCTTCATTTATAACAGGAATTTTATGTGTGAATGGCATTTTAGTACCATATGTTGCTAGTCTAATCGCTATTAAAATTGTATCTAAATCTATAGTAGGACAGTCCCAGGCATTCTTAATAGCAGGAATACAACTTTGTATAACATCTACAACAGCCTGCCCGTTCATTAGTGCATCAGGTGTTTTAAACAACAACTCATCTCTTGCAGTCATTGAAAACACAGGTAATTCTCCTGATTCAGGCATTACAATACTACCCGTAGTCCAGTATTGACCTTGACTAGGTAATGTGATATAAATTTTTGGTTGGCGCATATAATTGGCCAATGGGTTATTACGAGGAATTCCTGAAACGGTCTGCATATTTTTTCTCCGATAAATAAACTATAAATGAATAGACGTACTATTTATCTATGTATTTAATGGTGGTTTTTAATCTATGAACGGTGCAACCGAAGCAACACTAGCAGAATTATTAGCAGTAGCTCAGGCTATGAATGCTAATTTACTGACTTTACAACGTCTAATGAGTAAGTTTACTCCTGGAACGGGAGGAGGATCTAGTGGATCAACTGGAGGCTCATCTAGTGGATTACCAGGGCCTGTAGGTATAATGTTTAAAGCACTCCAGGGCGCAGGTAATTTACTTTCTGAACTTTTTTCAACATTGGGAAATATAATCGGAAGTACAATTGGCCAGTTTGTAAATCTTGGGTCTAAACTATATGATTTTTCAAAGATGGCCGCAGAGGGCAAAGCTAAATTCAGTGATTTCTTTGAAGTATTCAATCAACTTCCTCTAGGAGTAGGAACACTAGCACAGTTATTTGCTGACATGATTAAATATCAAGAACTATTATTAGATGTATACCATAACTTAACTGAATCTGGTGCTAGCTTTGCCGGAAGTTTGGACGATATTCGAGCAATGGCCGCAAGGTCATATTTGTCATTGGATGAATTTCAATCTGTTGTTAGTAAAAATTCTGAAGTATTTGCATCAGCAGGATTAAATGTACAGGCAGGTATTAACAAATTTGTCGATGCTAATGCAAAATTAATAGGCCCGGATAGTCGATATCAAAACATAATTTTTGGAATGGGTTATACTGCTCAACAAGCATCTGAAATGCTAGCAGGAATGATGAAAGCCCAAGGCGTATTAGGTAAACAAAATGCGGCCACCACAGATCAACTGGTTAAGTTAACTGTTGATTATATGACTAACTTAGATGAACTCAGTAAAATTACAGGTAAACGTAGAGACCAAATTGATGCTGAAGTTCGTAAGGCCGAAGATGATCAGGTTTGGCAATTATATCTCGATAGTTTAAGTCCAGAAAAAGCTGGAGAAGTTAGAGAAGCGTTAGCCTCTGCGGCAGCAGTTGGAGGAAAAGACTTAGTTGATGTAGTAAAAAATCAAGTCAGAGGAATTGATACTCCATTAAATGAAGCTTCGACTAAAATTGCAATTGCTACCGGCGGAATGAGTATAGAAATAGGTGCTCAGATTAGATCAATACTTGCATCTACTGCGTCATCTGCTGATAAGAGTAAACAAATTACTTCTATATTAGGTAACACAGCAGTAGCATCTGTAAAATTTGCCGATCAATTAGGTCTAGCAGGACAAACAATACAAGGTGAAATGCTACCTCAGGCACTAATACAATCTGGAAGAAATATAATTCACGGTAGTAAGACTGTTGAAAAATCACTAGAAGAAACAGCATTAGATCAGTTAAAATCTGCAAATAGTTATGCGGCAAATTTAGGAGTTACTGAACAAGGAATCAAAATATTAGGCATGAGCATGATGAATTTAGTTTACAAAGCTATTCAACCATTAATGCCAACTATTTTAAATATCGGTTTAGCAATGGTAGAATTTATTAGTACAAATTTAAGAGAAGGATCTCCGTTGTATGTTGCAGTTACTAATGTGGTAGATTGGCTTAGTAAATCTGTGGATATTATCAAAGCGGCCTTTGGTCCAAATCAAGATTGGAAGGCTGCTATTTTTGCTACAATTGATCGAATCGGTTCAGGATTATCCGAAGTTTGGAAGTTAGTAAAACCTGCATTTACTCAAATGTGGGAAGAAGTAAAACCTACTTTAATTAGTACATTTGAAAAAATTGTTGATTTTATAACTCCATATCTAAAGAAAGCCCTTGAGGTTGCTATTGATTCTATCAGTGATTGGATCTATGAAAAAACTGGAGTTGGAGAAAGTCAACAACAAAGAATGTTAAGACAAGCTACAGAACAGACACAACAATATCAAAATTGGCTTGATCAACAAAAGCAACGATTAGGAGGCCACGGATTACAAGAGTTGGGAATAGCAGGTTGGGTAGATAGGAGCAAAACATCGTTATTTGAACAATATCAATCTGATAGAACTGTAAATCCAGAAGATGCCCTAAAATATGGTCGCGGCAGAAGACACAGCGGTACAATCGGAATGACAGGAAGTTGGTGGGAAAAATCAGATGCAACATTAAATGTTGCCGAAGGTGAATCTGTAATTACTCCTAGCCAAATGGCACAAATTATAGATACTGCAAGTCAGTCTGGCCTTTCACAATCATTACAACAGTTAAATACTATTAACTTGCAGATATTAGCACAACTAAAACAGACTGCAGAAAATACCAAAAGAACCTATGATGCTACTAGAGCACTAGGTGGTAATTTATTTGAAATGGCATAATAATATGAGTTGGAAACGTTATTTTACCCCAGTGAATACATCAGGCAAACTAAGTCCTGTTAGCGGAGCAATGGTCGGAGGTGGCGGTGGTGGGCAATTAAGTAGAACCAACTATTCTAGCTATTTGCCAGATGTTTATTCAGGTCACCCTAACCGTTTAGAGAGATATGGTCAGTACGACACCATGGATTGGGACAGCGAAGTTAATGCGGCATTAGATATTTTAGCTGAATTTTGCACACAATCTAACGATGAAAACGGAACTCCATTTAATGTATTCTTTAAAGAACAAGCAACTTCTACTGAAATTAAAATTATTAAAAAATATCTACAACAGTGGACAAAATTAAACAAGTTTGATAAACGTATATTTAAAATTGTACGTAATGCATTTAAGTATGGTGATGTATTTTTTGTCCGTGATCCAGAAACACAGGCCTGGATGTATGTAGATCCACAAAAAGTAGACAAGATTATTGTTAACGAAAGTGAAGGTAAAAAGCCTGAACAGTATGTTATCCGTGATTTTAATCCTAATTTAGAAACACTTTCTACAACAGCTATTAATCCCAGCAATCAACAAGGCGGTGGTAGCACATTCGGCGGTGGATACGGAACTGGTCAAGGTGGCGCAGGTGGATCACGAGGTATGGTTGGATCATTTCCTACCAATGCTAATTCAAGCAGATTCAGTCAAGCTCAAAATCAATATACAATTGATGCTAGACACGTTATTCATATTAGTATGAGCGAGGGACTAGATAATAATTTTCCATTTGGAAATAGCTTGATGGAAAGTATTTTTAAAGTTTTTAAACAAAAAGAATTACTAGAAGACGCTATTATTATCTATCGTGTACAACGTGCACCAGAGCGCAGAGTGTTCTATATTGATGTAGGTAATATGCCAAGTCACTTGGCTATGAGTTTTGTAGAACGTGTTAAAAACGAAGTTAATCAACGTAGAATTCCTAGTTCAACGGGCGGAAGTCAAAGTGTTGTAGATACAAGTTATAATCCATTATCTATTAACGAAGATTACTTTTTCCCACAAACCGCAGAAGGTAGGGGAAGTAAAGTTGAAATTTTACCAGGCGGAACAAATTTAGGAGAAATCGATGACCTTAAGTACTTTACTAATAAACTCTTTAGAGCTCTTAGGATCCCTAGCAGTTATCTTCCTACTGGGTCAGATGATGGAGGAAGCAACTTTAATGACGGACGAGTCGGGACAGCCTATATACAAGAACTCCGATTCAACAAATACTGCGAACGACTTCAAAGTTTAATGCACGATGAGTTTGATACAGAATTTAAAGTGTATCTACATACTAAAGGCATTAATATTGATGGTAATATTTTTGATATTAGATTTAATCCTCCACAAAACTTTGCAAGTTATCGTCAGGCAGAAATGGATACTGCTCGTGTAAACACATTTGCTGCCATGGTAGCTATTCCATTTGTAAGCAAACGTTTTGCATTGAAACGATTCTTAGGTCTTAGTGCAGAAGAGATTGCAGAAAATGAAAAAATGTGGAGAGATGAAAACATTGACAGCGAAGCACATACATCTGCAAGTGCTGAATTACGTGGTGCTGGCATTACTGCAAATAACATTAACGGTGATTTAGGAGCATTAGATTCTAATGCACCACCTGCTCCTTTAGAAGGTGAAGAAGAACCAATAGCTGGAGAAATTCCAGGCGGTGATCAAACGCCTCCAACTGCTTGATAATCTATAAATAGTTGTATTATGATACTAAAAGAATTTATGTACTTTAATCGGAATCACGCAGATCCGCAAGAAAACAATCGTTATCTTAGTCAAAATGATACTGGTGTTTTAAAGAATGGTGATCTAAGAAAGATGCGTTTAACACTACGTATGTTAAATGATATACGTCTTGCAAGTGAAGCACACGATAAAGAACACAACGAAGAATTAGGTTTAGTACGTAAAATGTACGCCGCTCCTCCACCAGGAGTAGCCGTATGATAACTGATAGTTTAACTTTTTTTGCTAAAAACTAAATATTTTAGACAGAAAAGTTAAAAAACCAGATTAAAATCTGCGTCATTACGGTCAAAACGGCTCGTTTTAGGCCTATTTCGTGCATATATTTCTCCAACCTAGTAAATACAACACAGCCTTGCCGCAACCATATTAAGGAGAATAAAGCAATGTCTACCAAATTTGAACAATTGTTAGACTATCTCGTAAACGAAGAGATGGAAAAAGCCAACGAGCTTTTCCATGAAATCGTTGTTGAGAAGTCAAGAAATATCTATGAAAATCTTATCTCAGAAGAGGAAGATGAAGAAGCCGATGAAAGTCGTGAAGAAGACGACGAAGAAATGGACGAGTCTATGGAAGACGATGAAAAAATGGACGAGTCTATGGAAGACGACGAAGAAATGGACGAAAGCCATGAAGAGCTAGAAGACAGCTACAAAATGGACGACGAAAGTGAAGAACACGATTTTGCCGCAGGTGATGCAACAGACGATTTTGGTGCTGATGTTATGTCCGGCGACGACGAAGAAGGACATGAGTCAGAAGAAGATAGCGCAATCTATGATATCAAGAATGCTATTGCTGATCTAGAAGCTGCCTTTGCAGAATTAGAACAAGCTCAGGGTAGTGAAGAAGCCGATATGGGCATCGAACACGATCACGATTTTGATGACGAAGAAGAAACAGACGAAATGATGGGCACAATGGAAAGCCGTCGTATGACACGTGAGTATGTTGAAAAAGTTGGAAACGACTGGGACAAAAATGCTCAAAAGACACAAGGTCAATACGCAGGTGCTAACACTGGCGAATCATTACCATCACCTACAGAAGGTAAAAGTCCAGTAAGTTCTGGAAAAGGTAAGCCAACAACTGGTGCTAATGCTAATAACGTAGCACAAGGTGACGGTGAAGACGGTCAACACAATGTTGGTACAACACCAAACAAAGTAAACAACGGTATTACTCCTGAGAAATCAGAGCAATACACTGGCAAAGATTGGGAAGCCAATAGCAAACCAGGCGGTACTGCTGGTGTTAAAAACCTAAAGAAAGTTGGTGCAGGTTATCCTGGTAACAATAAGACTCCAGGTCCAGTAGGTTCTGGTACAGGCGACAAAGCAGGACAAACATCTGTTAGTTCTAGCAAGCCTTTCTTGAAAAAACTATAATTAGAGAAGCAGGATGCATCAAATAAGTTATCTACGCGAACACCTAAGTTTTGATCAGGCTGGAGTTATACTCGAGTCTGATGACAAAGATGGCAAAAGTCTTTACCTAAAAGGAATTGCTATTCAAGGTGGTATCCGTAATGCTAATCAACGTGTATATCCGGTTGATGAAATTGAACGTGCAGTTAAAACACTAAACGATCAAATTCAAAACGGCTATAGCGTTCTTGGTGAAGTTGATCATCCTGATGATTTAAAAGTAAATTTGGACCGTGTATCCCATATGATCACTCAAATGTGGATGGAAGGTCCTAATGGATATGGAAAGATGAAAATCCTTCCTACTCCGATGGGTAACTTAGTACGTACTATGCTCGAAAGCGGTGTAAAACTTGGCGTAAGTTCTCGTGGTAGCGGCAATGTTAATGACATGAACGGCCATGTATCTGACTTCGAAATTATTACTGTAGACGTAGTTGCTCAACCCAGTGCGCCCGGAGCTTATCCTACACCTGTTTACGAACATTTAATGAATGCTCGTGGCGGTGCAAGAGCATTCCGTGTTGCGCAAGAAGTAAAAGAAGATCCAAAGGCCCAGAAATACTTGCAAGAAAGTCTCTTGCAAATTATTAAAGGTCTAAAATAAGCCCGAGGAGAAATAAATGTTGGACGCATTCAAACAGTTAGTGGAGTCAGGTGTAATGACAGCAGAGACACAACAAGTTGTCGAAGCCGCTCTTGCTACTAAACTTCAAGAAACACGCGACCAAGTTACCGCAGAACTTCGTGAAGAATTTGCACAAAAATACAATCATGACAAAACAGTTATGGTTGAAGCAATCGACAAGATGTTAAGTGATAGACTAGGCGTAGAAATGTCCGAGTTGCATGAAGATAAAAAAGCTCTAGCAGAAGCTAAAGTTGCTTATCAACAAAAGATGACAACAGATTCTAAGAAATTAGAAAGTTTTGTTATCAAGCAATTAGGAAAAGAATTGGTTGAATTCCAAAGCGATCGTAAAAAAGTTGCTGAGAATTTTACTAAATTAGAGCAGTTCGTAGTACACGCTCTATCAAAAGAAATCAGCGAATTTGCCGCAGATAAGAAAGATCTAGCTGAAACAAAAGTTAAGTTAGTTCGTGAAGCTAAAAGCAAATTTGATGAGATCAAACAAAACTTCATTAAGCGTTCGGCTAAAGTTGTTGAAAATGTAGTTACTAAAAAGTTAACATCTGAAATCACACAGTTGAAAGAAGATATTGATAGTGCTCGTAGCAATGATTTTGGACGTAAAATTTATGAAGCGTTTGCTCAAGAATTTTCAAGTTCTTATCTAAATGAAAAATCTGAAACAAGTAAATTGTTAAAGATTATTTCTAAGAAAGAACAAGAACTTGCTGAAGCAAAACAAGCTATTTCAGAAAAAGCTCAATTAGTTGAATCTACACAACGCGAAATTCGTGTTACCAAAGATTTAATGGAGCGCAAAGCTGTTATGGCTGAATTACTGGCACCTCTAAGTGCTGATAAGAGAGAGTTGATGCAACAACTTCTAGAGTCTACACAGACTAAGAAACTTGCAGATGCTTTTGACAAGTACCTACCCACAGTAATGGAAGGCGATAAGAGACGTGTAGCAAAAACTACTCTAATCGAAAGCACAGAAGTAACTGGTAATCGTGAAACAAAGCCTGAGGTAGGCTTAGATAACATTTTAGATATCCGCAAGTTAGCGGGTCTAAAGTAATTTATAATTCAAGGAGACAAAAAATGTCACAACTATTAAATGAAAGATGGTCAGAGACCAAAGAAGCTCTGCTTGAAGGCCTATCTGGTAACCGTCGTGCTTCTATGAGCGTATGCTTAGAGAATACACGTAAGTACTTGGGTGAGTCTGCAACAGCAGGTGCAACAAGCGCAGGTAACGTAGCTACACTTAATCGTGTTATTCTACCAGTTATCCGTCGTGTAATGCCAACAGTTATTGCTAACGAAATCATTGGTGTTCAACCAATGACTGGACCTGTTGCTCAGATCCACACATTACGTGTTCGTTATGCTGACCCCACAAGCGAAGTTAGCGCTGGTGAAGAGGCATTGAGCCCATTCAACATTGCTCGTGCATACTCTGGTGATGGTACAAACCCAGTAGCAAGCTCAACAGCTAGCTTAGAAGGTCAACCAGGCAAGCGTATGAGCATCCAAATCTTGAAAACACCAGTTGAAGCTAAGAGCCGCAAGCTATCAGCTCGTTGGACATTCGAGGCTGCTCAAGATGCACAAGCACAACAAGGTATCGATATCGAAGCTGAAATCATGGCCGCATTGGCACAAGAGATCACAGCTGAAATCGATCAAGAGATCCTTAACAGCCTACGTTCTTTAGCAAATGTAGAAGAAATCTATGACCAATCATTGGTTTCTGGTACAGCTACATTCGTTGGTGATGAGCACGCCGCTCTAGCTATCCAAATCAACCGTGTTAGCAACTTGATTGCTCAACGTACACGTCGTGGTGCTGGTAACTGGGCTGTTGTTTCTAACCAAGCATTGACAATTCTACAATCTGCTACTACTTCAGCTTTTGCTCGTACAACAGAAGGTACATTCGAAGCTCCAACAAACACTAAGTTTGTTGGTACATTGAACGGTGCAATGCGTGTTTATGTTGACGCTTATATGTCTGACACATCTGCTCAAGATAACAACCAAGTATTGATTGGTTATAAAGGTGCTAGCGAGGCAGATGCTGCCGCATTCTATTGCCCATATATTCCATTGATGAGTTCTGGTGTTGTTCTTGATCCAGCAACATTCGAACCAGTAGTTGGCTTCTTGACACGCTACGGCTATGTCCAGTTGACAAATACTGCTTCTTCACTAGGTAACGCAGGTGATTACCTAGGTAAAGTTGCTATCACAACAGCAAACGTAAGCTTCAAGTAATCAAATACTTAAGGTTTTACCTAAAAATAAAAACGCCCTTTGAGGCGTTTTTTATTAAATACACTGTTCGCCCGAAAGGGGTTTATGCGGTCCCTACCGCGTAGGCAATAGAACTGTCATATTCTTAAAGGAGAAAATAAAATGGGACGTCCAATTAAAGCCAAATTTTTTGGTAATCTAAATAATGAACAATTTAAACACGTAGGTAATACAAGTGGTATCGGTGGAGAAGGTATCGAAAGCATTGCTAATCCAACTCAATTAGGTAGTATTTTAGTTTGCTCAACAGCAACTCACGTACCTGTATTAGTAATTCCGGCACCAGATGAGCCAACAGGCATACAAGCAACCGCTCAGGTAATTTGGGAGGTTGAAAGTGTTTATGTTACAAATGGTCTATCAGGTCACAGCTATTCAACAACAACTAACGGTGGAACATTGTTAACAGGTCTAGGCGGCGGCGCAACATTTAACATTACACACGTTGGTTCAGGCCAGCAAGAAGTACAAAATATTGTACCATTTAATCGTGGTAGCTTCTCAACAATTCCAGTAGCGGCCGATACATATGAAATTCAAGGTGGTGACGGTAACAATCAAGCACACGTTAAGTATCGTGTAAAACAAATTAATGTAACAGCTAACGGTAGCGGATACGGCACAATTCCAGCACTAAGTTTTAACAATACTAATGTTGTTGGTACAGGTCCTGGTGCACCAACTCCAACAATGCAAACTTTAGAAAAATATGGTTCTGCAATTAAAGGTAACGCATTTTTACAAGTAAAAGATGGCGGTTCTAGCGCAGTTGAGTACGATATTGTTAAACAAGAAGCAAGTCGTCGTTATCTTGTAAAAACATCACAAGGTGTTGGACAATGTAAGCTAGCAACAACTAGTACATTAACAGCAGGATACATGAATATTATTGCTACAGATGTAAACGGAAGTACATACTTTGTTGAAAAACTAACAGCACACAAAGCATATTTGGTTCAATATCAGCAAGGCACTAGTTTTGCCTATGATAATAATCAAGTGGCGGGATGGAATGTTGCTACAGCAACAACTGGTACAGTAAGTATATCTCATACAATCTAATTTAATTAGATTAACAAAAAGGCCCTTCGGGGCCTTTTTCATTTTGTATGTATAATATAAATCCGCTAAATACTGGTATGACCACACTTTGGACCTTGCCTACACAATTTACTCAATATGTCGAAGAAGGGGGTGAAACTTTTCACATATCTTGGAACGCATCAAATAATTTCAATGAACTAAGAAATTTGGATAATAGATCATTGCAATCAATGGGTAATTTAATTCATACTGCTAGAAGTCCAAAGATTGACATTAAAAATAAAACTTATTATGTAAGAGCCACAGGTTTTAATTTTGTTAATCTTCCAACAGTTGTATCGGGTATTGAACTTAGATTAACATCAAGAAGATATGGTCGTGCAACAGATGATACTATTGAACTATGTTTGAATGAGCAATCAATAAGTGATAATCTTGCTACATTAGAGATTAATCCTCAAAAAATATATGGCGGTCCTACTGATACGTGGGGCATAGAAAATTTAAATTTAACAACAGTCCAGGATTCAACTTTTGGAGTAATCTTTAGATTTCAGGCTCATCCAGATTGGCCTCACAAAGATCCGGTGTTGGTGGACTCAGTAGAGTTACGAATCCATTAAACTAATAAATACTCTAAAGGAACAGATATGTCTCGTACTTCAGGAACAAAACACGTACAATCAGGCGGTAGCCAAACTATACAAGGAGCAGGTGGTGTTACCGTTATATCAACGGGCGGCAACGTTACGATTAGTGCTCCTGGTGGTAATGTTGAGGTATTACAAGGTAATAATACAGGTAGTTTTGTTGTAGTAAGTACTCATAATGCAGGTAACAACGTATCCGGTCCTGCTGGACAACGTGGAGATGATAATCCTACCGGAGATCCTCATTGGCCAGATGATGGTACATATTTTAATACACAAGCAGAAAGAAAAGAAGCAGGTGCTTATTTTTCTGGAGGTGTTGGTATTGAAAAAGATCTGTCTGTTGGTGGAATTATTTACGGGCGTGTTTCAAACGCCAATACAGCAACAACTTCGACTCAGCTATCAATTAATACTTCGGATAATAATCAACCTTATTACTTATTATTTGCACAAGAAGCTCCTACAAATGGAATCGTATACGAAGATATTAGTAGTCCTTTCCAAAGTTTTATTGGTGGACAATATGATTCAGGAAGCAGAGGATTAGTATATTATCCAAATACAGGTGAAAATAGGGGTGGAGAATTAAGTGTTGACCGCATATCTATTGTTGCTGATGAAACTTCTACGTCAACAGATACAGGTGCATTACAGGTCAAAGGTGGAGCCAGCATTGTAAAAGATGTTACAATTGGTGGAACAATTTATCCTGCAAATAATTTTGCTGATTCTTACTTAGATGATGTTTACACAAACTTTTTAGGATTACCAGCAAGTACAGGAACTATAACACTTGGTGCAGGATTAACTGATATATTTGGTGATATTCGAGCAAGAGGTAAAAATCCAATTGGTACTGCACCTGTTGTTACCAATGTTTTATATGTAACAATGGATGGAAACGATACCAACGATGGTCGCGCTCAAGATGCAGGTCGTGCTTGCCGTACAATTAGTGGTGCAGTTAAGTCTCCATACTATCAACCTGGCACACAAATCCGTGTTGCTCCTGGACATTATTTAGAAGATAATCCTATTCCATTAAAACCATACACTAGTGTTATGGGCAGTGATCTACGTACAACAAGTGTTGAGCCAATTAATAAGACTCAAGATTTGTGGCATATGAATTCTGGATGTTATTTGGCATTTATGCAATTCTTAAATGGTCGTAGTGGGTTATTAGATGGACCTTATGCTCCTGGATTTAATCGTGGTGCATATGCTACTGCATTTCCTCCACTACCAGAAGGACAACGTATTGATTTATTTCACAGTCCATATATTCAAAACTGTACAAATCTAAGTGGACCTTGGTTAAAAGATGGAACAATGTTTGTTCCTGATCAAACTGTACAGGTTCCTGTCGCAGTTGGTATGGGTTCTTGGCCCGCAAATGTAACAACGTTAACTGTTGTTGTAAGCACAGGAACTATTGTTCAAGGTATGAGTGTAAATGCTGGGCAACAAAATCCGGGATTCTTTAATGCCCGTACATTGTTACTGGCCAATAAACAATTTTTACAAGAACAAACAATTGATTGGATCACTGATCAAATTAATACTTATGGCAATGATCCAACAAGCATATGGTATAATTTCAATTATAGCACCGAAAAATGCTACAGAGATGTAGGAATTTTAATTGAAAACACAGCCTATGATGCTGCCTTCGGTGGCAATGAAAAATCTGTAGAAAGCGGATTAGCATATTACAATGGAGTAGTTAGTGTTATTGCCGGACAAGAAGCACAAACTACAGCGGCAATTGAATATATTCGTGATCGTAGTTTAGAAATTATTCAAAATACCATGGCTACAAATACTTACACAGGCGGAGTAGCTCAGGTTATTAATACTGCGCTTGTAGGCGGTGATGTAAGTACAGCATCAATTATAAATTTGTATGGTATTATTACTGCAACAATTACTAATCCTGCAAATGCTCCTGATGTTTATAAGAGTACTGGACCAGATGCGGCATTTGTAAGTGCAGAAATATTGTTGCAGGCCAACAGAACATTTATACAAGAAAATACATTAAATTATATTAATTGGAATTTATGTTATCCACCTAAGCAATTACCTTATAATCAAATTAAGTGTCGTAGAGACTTGGGTGTAATCATTGATAGCGTTTCATCAGACTTATTGTTCCCAACTGCGGGATACAGTCAAAGTACATTTGCTGGTTCACAATATTATAATCAAGGAAATTATACAAGACAAATTGGTTCAGAAATTACAACAACTACTAATGCTGTAAATTACTTAAAAGAACTTACAGTCAAAGTTATTCAAAATATTACACCTGCTAATGATTTAGTTCCTAGATATCAAAGTGTGGTACCACAGGTTACTAATTTAGAAGCCGCTACCAGCAATGAAGTAGGTATTGTTAACAGTGAATTTGCTATTATATTGAATATATTAGGTGGAGACACCGAAGGGTGGACTGATAAAATTATTCCTAACGGAACAGCTAGTAATTTAGTTAGTGTTAAAAATGCTTATGCATTGTTAGAAGCAAATAAATCATATATGCAGGCTGAAGTTATTGCTTATATTTCAGCAACAGCTCCTGGATTTACTTATAATACTGCAACCTGTGAACGAGATGTTGGTTATATGGTTGACAGCGTAGCATTTGATTTATTGTATGGTGGTAATAGACAAGCAATACAGAGTGGATTATCTTATTATACTCTTAACGGATCTAGCATTGTTATTCCTGGAGAAGAATCACCTACTGTAAATTCTTTCAATCATTTAAGAGATTTAATAGGAACATTGATCACAGGTGGAACTCCTACAACTATACAGAACAAAGTACCGCCAGTATTAGGTCTACCATCTGCTACTTCTGCAGAGCAAACTATAATTGCAACAGCAATTAGTACAATCACTAATATAATTGCAAATGGTCCTACAGGAATCAGTTTAACACCTATTAGTTTATCTGCTTCGGCAAATGCCAATGTTTCTAATGCTTACAATATTATTCAGGCTAACAGAGATTTCTTAACAGCAGAAGTAATTGCTTGGATTGATGAAACTTACAACAGTGGCTCATTTATATATGATCAAAATTTATATTATAGAGATACTGGATTGTTAGTTGATGCAGTAAGTCAAGATATATTATTAGGCGGTAATCAAAAGTCAATCGAAGCCGCACTTTCATATTGGAATAAAGGTTATAATTATGTTGCTAATCAAGCAACAACTACTACAGCAGCCATTAGCTATATCAAAGAAATGGCTCAGTATATTATTAATAATCAAACAACAGCCACAGTTACAGGTACTTATGCTACACAAATTATTAATCCTTTCTTTAGCATACCGCCTAACAACGCGTATATGCCCACAGAAGCAGTTAATAGAAATTTTGAAACAATTAAAAATATTGTAGCAAATGGTCCAAACGCGGCTCCTGCTGTTTATGCTGGTGGAGGATTATTTGCATTAACCGGAATCAATGGAGCTGATGTTAAATTAGCACCAAAAGTTACTTCAGTCCAACCTGGGTTTGATCAAAATACATTTGTTATTGGATTAGATCAGCCTACTGTTGGATTTGGAACAAATGCTACATTATATTTTGGAAACGTAGGTGTTTATCCTATGTTAGATGATGATGTAGATGCGGCAAGTTTTCAATATACTGGCAATACATCAACCTGGGCAATTCGTAAATTAGATCCAATTGGTGCTATGGGCGGATCTTTGGTTGACGGAGCAGTAGTTTCAGATCGTAGTCCAATTCAATCATTTGTTTACGATGCGTTTACTCAATTATCACAAGGCGGAAGAGGAATACATATTACCAACAGTGGTTATGCACAGTTAGTTTCTGTGTTTACAATTTTTTGTTCCACTGCGGTACAGGTAGATAATGGCGGTATTGCTTCTATTACTAACTCTAACAGTAATTTTGGTGATTTATGTTTAGTTGCCAAAGGATATGGAGCAAGATCATTTAGTGGTACTGTGGTTAATCCAGTAAACAGAGCATATCCATTTAGTCCAGGGCAAGATGGATTAGATCAATATTATCCTTCAGGATTCTGGCCAAATAGAGGAACTGTAGAAATATTTGTTCCCGATACTGCTGATCGTCCACATATTGCTTTGGTTATGGAAGTAATTCCTCCTGAGGATCATTTAAATGAACAAACGCTTCCTGGTTTCTTAAATGCACAACCTAGCACTGGTACATTAACAACATCTACTATTGTATTAGTTGACATTGATACAACCGATGTTGCTATAGGCAATAGTGTTTTTATTAGAGATCAATATGGTCGCCAATATGATGATAATGGAGTGTGGTATGCGGCAACAGGAACAGTTGTCACAGATGTTAATTATAATAGTATTACATTGAATCAGGCATTGACCGGCGGTGGTGGTGATCCTACAAATCCAAATTATTTCACATTGTATTTCTGTGGAAATAGTTATTATACAGTATTATCTAGCACTATAGCAAATAATCCTTACAAAGTTGGAACTAATATTTTAGATCTTAACACAGATCCTAATTATCAAGGACCTACTACACCAGGACAAATTGCCGCACACGATGCATCAATTGGATATCTAAATACACTTGTAGATCAAATTATTGATAATCAAACAGTATCTACATTGCAGACAGATATTCCGCAGGTAAAATTACCGTTAGTAACAGGTGGTTCAGGTGCACAGCCATTTATTGATCTAAGATTTACTATTATTAGAAATATTTTAACAGCTACTGATATTGATTCAGCAGAATCGGTTGTTCCTCCTAGTGCTGTAACAAAAACAGGTACAATTGTTTCAGGTGCAGGCAGTGCAGTTACACTAATTACAGCAAACTTTGATTTCTTAGCTGCCGAAGTATTTGCATATGTACAAGCAAATCAAAGTCAGGTATTCAACGGATTAACACAAACTCAAATTGATTATATACAAAATAAATGTAATAGAGATGTAAAACTTATATTACAAAGACTGATCTATGATTTAGAAACAGGTGGTACTTATAATAGTGTTTACTCTGGATTAAGTTATTGGTCACGACCAGGTACTTATCATATTGTAGAATTAGGCGAAGCAATAACAAGAACAGATTTATTCCCAGACGGAGCTAATGTGAATTTTTATCAAAGAAGTTATATCAGTGCTTCTGGATACTTGTTTGAATATGTTGGTGCTGGTACTAACTATGGGTCTTTGCCTCAAGTAGGTCGTGCAGATCCTGTACAATCAAAAGAAACTGTTCAGTTAAATAGTGGTAAAGTATTTTTCACTTCAACTGATCAAAACGGAGACTTCCGTATTGGTCGCGGACTGGTAATTAGTCAAGCAACTGGAGTACTAAGCGGACGTACATTTACACAATCATTATTTGCTAATATGACTCCATTCATATTAGCTATTGAAGGCACATCATAATAAGGAAAGAATATGGCTCAGCTTCCATTAAACACGTTTAAAACTAAGACATCTATACTGTCTACATCTACAACCGCTACTGTATATACAGCACCTATTGGTGTTACTGCTATTATACTAATGGCGCAAGTATCTAATATCGGAACACAAACACAAAATGTTAGTTTCATACATCATAGAAATAGACCTGTACTAGCAGATGCTCAAGGTAATGGGTACCAAGCGCCTAATACAGATAGTTATTTGGTCAAAGATTTTGGAATTCCTAACAATGATGCAGGAACTCCATTGTCAGGTAAAATGATTGTTGAAAGTTTAGATAGTATACGTGCCTTTGCAGATCGTGAAGGAACACTACAACTAGTACTAAGTGTACTAGAGACAGCTAACTCATAATAGAGAAACAGAATGCCAAAATTACTAAGTGGATCAACACTAAGATCAGGAGGAAGTAACACCTATATTAATTTAAAAGGTGCACAACCTCAGTTGCCTCCTACTGATACAACCAGTACTGGATATACCGTTGTTACGGATTCTTTGTTACAAACAACTTATAGATCAAGTTTAGGTAACATACAATTTGATCACGGTACAATGTTCAGCAATTTGTCAGATCAAAATATTCAAATCATTGGTACAGGTACAGGAACAGTTATTGTATCAGGAAATATTGCAAATACCAGTACAAATACTGGAGTATTAGTTGTCAACGGCGGAGTTGGAATTGCTAACAGTTTATGGACAGGCGAAGATATTCACGTTAATGGGTTGACGATTGGACAAGGATGGCAAGGACTTAATAACATTGTTATTCAAGGTACTGCTTCTCCACAAATTAATGAAACACATAATGGACAAGAAAGTATTGTCATTGGTTACGATGCATTAACCGGAATTGAAACTTCTTATAAAAACATAGCTATTGGCCGCTATGCATTGAGTTCTGGTACAGATTTATCAAATTCAATTGCTATTGGCGATAGCGCATTAAGTCAAATTGGTTTTTATCATAGTTTTCTAGCAGCCACAATCACTGGAGTTATATTAAGTACTTCTACCGCAGTAGTTGCTCCAGGAAATAATCTAATAACTGGAACACAGGTAACAATAACAGGTATTGTTGGGACAACAGAATTAAACAACAATGTTTATTATGTTAAACCATTAACAGGCAATAATCTTGGATTATATCACGATATAAACACCAACGTTCCACTAGACGGATCTAGTTTTACTCCCTATGCTAGTGGTGGAGAAATTTCTGTTAGTGCAGTGTATGATTCAAATATAGCAGTTGGTAATGGTGCAGGATCAAGTTTAATCAATGGTCGTCAAAACTTTTTCTTAGGTGATCACCTCGCTGTTAATCTTACAACAGGATCTTATAATTTATTAATTGGACACGAAGTGGCCAATAATATGATATCCGGTAATGCTAATATTGCTATTGGTGGCGATCAACTTGTTGACGGGTTAGATAATCAAATTAGTATCGGCAGTGCATATTATTATAATGGTGACGGATATACTCAATTAAACAGTGATGTAGGTATTGGATTAGAGACAGCAGTTACCGCTACTTATTATCTAACAAATGTTATTAATGTCAATCGAACTAATCCTGTAGTTATATATACAAGCGATGTATTTGAAATTGGCACAGGTACAGAAATTGTTATTACAGGGATAGTCGGTACAACTGAACTAAATGATCAAATTTATTATGCAAGTTATAATACAGCAACTTCTTTTAGTTTATATTACGACCAAAATTTATTACAACCAGTAAATGGTACAGGATTTAGTGCATATGTTAGTGGAGGTTCAGTTAATTCTTTAGAACCATCAGGGGCGTTAACGGTATTAGGTGGTGTTGGTATCACTGGCGGAATGATGATTACTGGTGAAGTTGATGTTTACTCTGGTATGAGAGTTAAAGCAATTATCACAGGAACTATTACAACTTCAACTAATTTGGCCGGAGGTAATGTAGGCGGAATTCCTTATCAACAAGCAACTGGAATAACTAAATTTATTCCAATTGGTTTAGCAAATACTGTTCTTGTTAGCAACGGAACAACAGCAACCTGGACTAATCTTAATAATATTTCTTCATCTACTTCTACTAATGCTGTTAGTATATTCATTAATGATGTATTACCAGACACTACATATTATTTAGGACTCACTGAAAGTATTGGAGATTATAGTCCGTTGGACAGTGACCTTGCATTGACATATGTTACTACGACTCAAACTACTGGAACTTACTTTGTCACAGGTACAAATGTGTTAAATGTTCCAGGTAGTATCTATAGCAATGACGGAAACACATTTGAACAAAATCTAGTATATTCACCTAGAGTTACAGTATCTGCCAATGGTATTCCTCCAGCAAATCCTAGAGTAGGAGATTTTTGGATAGATCCTACCATTGCCGCAGAAATGCAGTATATACAAGATGGTAACGATAGGTTCTGGTTACAAATAACACAAATAGCATAAAGAGTAAAATATGTCTTCATTAAATTTTCCATCAAATCCTTCAGTAGGTCAAACTTACAAATTAGGCAGTATGACCTATATATGGAGCGGAAACGCTTGGTTAAGATACAATAGTGGAAATCAAACATTTAATACTGTAACAGCAACTAATACTATTGTTATAGGTACAGGAACAACTACAGTTGCCATTAATAGTAACAGTATCTATGTTGGCGGGATTTCTGTATTAACATCTTCTACAGTACTAGCAACAATCAAATCCGGAACAGATATTAACGTTAATACATCAACTGGATATGCTGTTATCAGCGATACATCTACATTACAAAGTGTTACTAACAGAGGCAATTCAACAACGAATGCTGTATATATAAGTAACCTCACTAACTCTACTTCAACTACCACAGGAGCTTTGGTTGTAAACGGCGGAGTAGGAATTGGTGGAAGAGTCACAGCAGAAAGCCTAAGAATTGCGGACTCAGTGTTTGATTCTACGCTAGTTTCGGTAAATACCACAGCGACAATAATAATAGACACCTACAGCATCGCTGAGTATAGGGCCGCAAAATACTTGATACAGATTGATTCTGGATCCGGTCCTACAGCACATTTTCAAGTTATAGAATTATTGTTGTTGGTTGATAATAATCAAACTGTGTTTGCTACAGAGTATGGATTATTAACAACTAATGGAGAATTAGGAAATTTTGCGGCAGATGTACAGAATGATAATAATGTAAGATTGTATTTCACTCCGTCTACTGCAACAACAAAATTAATAAGTGTACTACGAACCGGAATGGTTGTATAACAAGGGAAATATAAATGGCACTAACATCACTCACTCAAGATTTTATTGTTAAGGCAGGTCTAGTAGTTCAAGGAATCACAAACCCTGCTACAACATCTACCGGTAATACTGGAATTTTACAAGTAAACGGGGCAGCCGCGTTTGCTAAAGACCTAATGTTAGCGTCAACTGCTACCATATACGGTCCTTCAAATCTACAAAATATTTTAAACGTTGCCGGCGATGTTAATGTCGGCAACGGTAGTTTTACAATTGAAGCATTAACTGGTAATACAACAGCTACAGGATTTATTTCTGCTAGCAATTATGTTACTATTAATGCCGCTGGACAAAGTGAAGGTGGACAACTTGTACTAGGATATGCAGGAATTGGTGGATTAACAGGTCAATCAAACAGCACCTGGAATATTGATGTTGATGCCGCAAATCAATTGAGAGTTTTTTCTCAAAATGGTAGTGGAACTACTAAAGTAGCAATTACTATAGACGAAACTACTGGTACAGTTTATACAGGTGCTGATTTACAGGTTCAAGGTACAGGAGATATAACAGATCCTGCACCAGCATTGACTGTAGCAGGTGGTGCAATATTTACAAAGAAAGTTTTAGCTAATGATTCCACAAATGCTACTACAACACAAACTGGTGCTTTGCAAGTAGTAGGTGGAACAGGCATTGGACAAGATTTATGGGTTGGCGGAACATCTACACTAGGTGCTAATAGTCCTAACTATGTTAATGTATTTGGTGGAGCTACTGGCGGAAACGGTGTTATTCGTGCAGGTGGCGAGGCTGGAGTAGGATTAGTAGTAGGTTCAGGCGGTACTGGTAATATTACATTTAACTTGGGACAGAGTGCTAGTGTAGGTAATACCACTGGTTTTGCTGTAGTCGGCGGCGGTAGTAACTATTTGACTGTTACTGGTTCAAATGCCGGCACTGGTGTAATTTTAGGTACACACGGTAGTGCTTCTGATATCAATATCAAACTACAACCAACTGGTGCTGGTAATGTCATTGTCACAGGCTCAAATACTCCTACCAGCAGTGGATCAACCAGTAGCTCGGCAGTTAGCATTCAGGCTGGTGGTTTGTATGTTAATCGAAATGTTTGGATTGATGGAAATACTCGTGCTAGTACCGGTAAAAATGGTACACTGGTATTAAGCAACGGTGGTGCCTATATTGGTCAAAATTTAGTTGTAATGGATACAGCTAGTAATACAGGAACAAATGCAAGTAACTCAATTTATGTAGCCGGTGGTGTTGGAATTGATGGTGGATTAAGTGTTAGTGGCGAGGCAGTATTCAAGAATGATGTGTGGTTCCAAGGTGCTACAACTTATGTTTCCAGCACAAACACAGTTTATACAGATAACTTAATTGAATTACATGTTCCGCCAACTGGTGTTGATGGTCAGTGGACTGTAGACGACGGTAAGGATATTGGTATTCGTTTCCACTACTATAACGGCCAGGACTTAAATGCGGCTTTTGTACTAGCCGACGATACTAAGTATTTTGAATTCTATAGTAACGGTACTGAAACTACATCTACTGGCGTGTTTGTAGGCGAAACTTATGCCACATTAAAAGCTGGCAGTATGCTATTGGTTGATACTACAGTAAGTACTGATTATCAAAGCGGTGCGTTAATTGTAAGTGGTGGAGTTGGTATTGATGGTAACGTATATGTTAACGGTAAAGTATCTAGTACTTATTTACAAGCAACTGATTTGAATATTCCTGGCGGTATTGTTTTCTCTGATTCACAAGGTAACTTGACTAATGTTGGAGGAATGACTTACAACTCGGGTACTAACATTTTGACTGCCAATGTAACCACAGCCACAAATTTACGTGGTGGTGCTATTGGTCAGATTCCAATTCAAAATGCTGACGGTTCAACAACATTTATTCCTGCAGGTACAGCAGATAGTCAGGTTTTAACCTGGGTTGCAGGTGCTACAACTGCTACTTGGCAAAGTGCCAGTGGTACAACAGTAGGTAATTCTAGTGAAGCTGCCAATCTATCAGGAGGAGCACAGTACGAAGTTCCTTATCAAATTGCCACAAGCTCTACATCTTTTGATAGTAACTTTGAATGGCATTATGACAACTATTACCTACAACTTAATGGTAATTTACAATTATATGGTGTTAACACCAATGCTCCTGGCAATGCTGATACTCAAATTGTAGCAACTCCTGGATTAGGAATTGAACTATATAGTAATAGTACTGGTGGATATTCGCAGTTAGATTATGCTGGTAACACACTAGTTGTTGTTAATAGCACTGGTGCTATATTGTCAACTCAAGGTGGCGATTCTACCCTAACATTAGATAACAGCGGTAATTTAACACTAGGCGGAGTATCTAATTCAAGTGCTGTATTTACTGCACCTTATGTAGATCCAACGAACTTAAGCACCAACGAAGTTTCATACTACAACGGATCGTATCTAGTAGGCAGCAGTAATTTAACATTTGATGGTACTACTTTATCAGTTACTAGTTTCAAAGATACAGCATTAGTAACTTTGGGTGGTGTTGTATATAACACAGACGGATCTGGAACACTAGGTGACAGTAGTGGTTTAACTTATAATGGTGCTGGCACACTAACAGTTGGAACAAGTTTAAACATTAGCGGTGTTGCTGGCGATATTACTATGACAGGTGGTAGTTTAACCGGAGTATACAATGTTGATATGTCAACATACAACGGTACATTAACACTAGGAGCTAGCGGTTCTGTTGTATTAAATTATGGCAATACTTATACTGTTCCATACATCAATGGATCAAACCAATTAGTTGACGATACAACCTTTACATACAACCCAACATCAGGATACGGTAGTACAGGGTTAATGGAGGTTACTAACATAGAAGTTACTGGTGCACAAAATGCATCCGGAACTGATGCGGCTCTAAGAGTAGCCAACGGTGGTTTATATGTTGCTGTTGGTACAATTATTAATGGATCAGGTGATGTTGGCGCAGGCCCAGCCTTAGATGTGCCAAATGGCGGTGCAAATGTTGGTCTAGCTTTACATTTTGGAACACAGCTTTCAGGTGGTGCAGGAGTCAGCGGTTCACAAGGTAATACAAGTGCTGATGTATCCATAACTGGTGGTGCTTATTTTGGTGGAGATGTTTGGATTGCCAGCGGAACTGGTGCCGATTACAGTGGTAATGGATCTTTGGCAGTTGACGGCGGGGTTTCTATTAATCAAAATATTACTGTATTTTCTACTGAGCCAACATTAGGTGGTGTAAACGATCTAGCATCTATTGGTACAAAAGGCGGTGCTTACATTAAGAAAGATTTATATGTAGGTACAACAGCTACAATCGGTGGAGATCTTGCGGTCACAGGTAATGAAACAATTACAGGATTCTTAAGTGCTAATGGTGGCGCAACATTAAGCGCGGCTACAGTAACAAACGCATTACTTGTAAACAGTACATCACCAACATTAGGATCTGCATCAGCAGGTTCTATACAAACACTAGGTGGTGTTGGCATTGCTAAAGATTTATATGTAGGTACAACGGCTACGATTGGTGGTGACTTAAATGTAAATGGTACAATCTTTATGCAAGGGGTTGGACTAGATACAATTAGCAGTAACACTGGTACTTTTGTTGATGTTATATCAACTGGTACAATTTATGCTAATAAATTTATTGTATCGAGTACATTAGACGCCAGTTTATCTAGCTATGGAGCTAATCTAGGCTCAGTTAGTGCAAGTATTAAAACAGCTGGAGGTATCAAGGCATTAGGAAATGTAGCAGTTGGTAAAATACTGTATACTGGTATGAATGATGCTGGCGATGTCCTTGGACAAGAACCTATTAACAAAACAATTGACGGTGTATTCATTACTAATAGTATGCAATCCGGTGGTACATATAACGGATTTAGCGGATCAACTGCTAAAACAATTGATACCTGGGATGCCTCAGTATATACCAGTGCCAAATATATTGTACAAATTGTTGATAGCGGAAATATACACACTGAAGAAATGATGGTTATACAAGACGGTATAAGTGTTTATATCAGCCAGTACGGTGTTATTACAAATAACGGCGAACTTGGTACATTTGATGGATCTATTAACAGCGGCAATGTTGTAATAACATTTAAACCAAATAATGCATCTAGTAGTATGAAAGTAAATGTAGTACGTCAAAGTATTTTAACTGGTGAGGAAAGTTATTGTTAATCAATAATTAACACAAATTAACAGGGTCTTTGGACCCTGTTTTCTTTTTACAAAATCGTTTTACAACAAAGCGTATAAATACTTAATATATAATTCGCAGCCGTTTTGTGGAAAGGGAAGCTAATGGCAATATCAGCAGTCAGTAAGGACTTTGTAGTTAAGCACGGGTTAGTGGTTACTACAACAGCAACATTTTTATCTAATGTAGAAGCATATTCTACCAACACGGGTGCGTTAATTGTAAGCGGTGGCATTGGTGCAGGTGGCTCGGTTCATGCATCAAATCTTTATGCAACCAATAACGGGAAACTCGGCCTGTATGATGCTAATAATTCTAATTATGTAGGTTTCAAATCTATAGCCACATTAACAAGATCAACCATATATACACTGCCAGATGTTGATGGCGGATATGGACAGGTATTAACCACAGACGGAAATGCTAATTTAAATTGGTCAACACCTGCATCAGGTGGACCAGGTGGATCAGGATACCCACCTTTCCCTACCGGTGATTATGGTTTAGGCGAAGATTATCCAACTGATGGAATATTAACAGATGCGTTCGGAGTATCTTTAGAAGTTAATTTTGATTGTATGGCACCTTCTGGAGCTTTAATTACAACAGATTTAGGATTACTAGTATAAAAATAAATGATATAGGATTATAAAATGCCAACACAAGTACAGTTTAGAAGAGGAACCACAGCACAGAATAATAATTTTGTAGGTGCGGTTGGCGAACTTAGCATCGATATTGACAGAGGTGTAATTAGAGTTCACAACGGGTCAACTCATGGTGGAACTGAGATGGTTAGTACTATTGGCACCGTTACCAATGCAATTAATTTGGTAGGTGGCGCCGCAGGTAGTTTACCGTACCAATCTGCCAACAATACTACCAGTTTTCTTCCAATTGGTAGCGCTGGTTATGTGTTAGCCACTGATGGTACTAATATTTCTTGGACAAGTCTAAGTAGTTTAACTTCTGGGTCAGGTGTTAATGCTAACAATGTATTTGTCAATACTCCACTTAATTCAGATAATTTGTATTTGGTAGGATCTACTGCTAACGGAGATTATGAATCACTAGAAGCAGACACAGGTGCAAATGCTCCTTATTATAATGTACAATCTGGATTATTTGTCAATAGTACATTAACTGTATCTAAAAATGTATTACCTAGTAATAATAATATTAACTTAGGATCGCTTACTAATCCTTTTCACTCATTGTATGTAACTACTGGATCAATTTATATTGGATCTACTGTTATTACAGGGTCAGCCAATGGCGGCATTTCTATTAATGAATCATTAATTGTTACTAATGACACAATCGGTACATTAATTGCTAATAGTGCTACAAATATTGTAGGCGGGTTAACTGGTCAATTTCTTTATCAAACAGCTCCAGGTGTTACAAGTTTTGTAAATACAAGTAACATCTATGTTAATAGTTCTGTAAATGCTCAAACATTGTACGGCGGAACTGCTGGTCAAATAGTATATCAATCAGCTGCCAATACAACAGCATTTGCAGGTCCAGGTACTGCTGGACAAATTTTGGTATCGGCAGGAACAAGCGCACCTACTTATACATCAACTGGCAGCA